CATTCACTAGTAAGATTAATAGCATCTCTAAGAAATCCCAAGGTATGTTGAAGATCAAACAGTATCCAACTGGTTCTGCTCATGTTGGGCATTTCAGGTCTTTATTAAAAGAGTTGCAATTGAAAAAGAACTTTATGCCTGATATCATTTTTATTGATTATCTTAATATTTGTGCTTCGGCAAGAATGAAAGGTATTGGTGGTTCTGTTAACTCTTATACATTAATCAAATCAATTGCTGAAGAGATTCGAGGTTTAGCGGTAGAATTTAATGTACCTATTATCTCTGCAACACAGGTTACACGTTCAGGGTTTAATAGTTCTGATGTAGAACTTACAGATACTTCAGAATCATTTGGTTTACCAGCAACAGCAGATTTAATGTTTGCATTGATTAGTAATGAAGAACTAGAAGGATTAAATCAAATCCTAGTGAAACAATTGAAGAACCGATATGCGGATCTTAATCTTAATAAGAGATTCATTGTCGGGGTAGATAAAGCAAAGATGAAGTTATATGATGTTGAGCAATCAGCACAGGGTATAATGGATTCGGGACAAGCACCTGCTGAACCACCAGTAGCGAATTATGCAAATAAAAAAATGAACGATTTCAAGGGGTTTAAAGTATGAGAGTAAAATTAATTAGTTATTCAACACCGGTAGATGATTCTGGGTTAAATGATATTCAAGATCTAGTGGCATTCTGTGCCAGAGTTTCTAATCCATCTAATCAAATGAATAATGAAACCTCAGAAAAACTTATTAACTATCTTATCAAGAACAAGCATTGGAGTCCACTTGAGATGGTATCTGCTTGTATTGAGATTGAAACTACAAGAGATATTGCACGACAAATTCTTAGACACAGATCATTTTCATTCCAAGAGTTTTCTCAGAGATATGCTGATCCTACTACTGATCTTGCTTTTGTGACTCGTGATGCACGATTACAAGACACCAAGAATAGACAAAACTCTATTCCTAATGAAGATAGGGAGTTGTGTGGTGAATGGGATAGAAGACAGAAGGAGTTGATTCGTTTAGTTAAAGAGAATTATGATTGGGCAATTAGTAATGGCATTGCCAAGGAACAAGCAAGAGCAATTCTTCCTGAAGGTAATACAGTTTCAAGAATGTATATGAATGGTACGATCAGGAGTTGGTTACATTATATCGAATTGAGATGTGCTAACGGGACACAATTAGAGCATCAAAAAGTTGCTCTTGCTTGTGCTAAAGCAATCACAAAGATATTTCCAATGACTAAAACTATCATTTAGAGGTAATGAGATGACACTTCCCACAGGTGATCCGAGTCAAGAAAGACTGAATGAACTATTTGAATACAGAGATGGTAAGTTGTATAATAAAACTAATAGGTCCCCTACAGCAAGGAAGGGTGCTATGGCTGGCACAACTGACATCTATGGATATACCTTGGTGACCGCAGACTTTAAACGTCATAGAGTACATAGATTGATTTACATTATGCATAACGGCAACATTCCTGAAAAGATGTTCATTGACCACAGAAACGGTATAAGAGATGATAACCGCATTGACAACTTGAGAGTCGTTACTAAGCAAGAGAATTCATTTAATACGCATTCAAAGGGGTATTCTTGGGACAAAAAGTGTCAAAAATGGCAAGCACGAATCATGGTTGATGGTGTGAATAAGCACTTGGGGTTTTTTGTCAATGAAGAAGATGCAATACAAGCATACCAAGATGGTAAAGAAAAGTATCATATCATTGAGTATCGAAGTTAGTGAAACAAAAATAATTTAAAATAAGTGTTGACAAGGAAGTCCATACAAGGTATAATTAGTCTTACTTTTGAGAAACTTTGGAAATATATTATGACTGCAAAAAACACACTAAAATTACAAATATCAGACTGGCTTGCCGATTCTAGTATTGCCTACGATTCAATAGAAACCCACGAGAAAAAAACCCTTACCGTGGTGATTGCTGATCCTGACATGGCACACAACCTCTATGAGACAAAAGTATGGATCAGTAATATAGACTGCAAAAAGACTTTATCAGACAATATTGAAGCATCCCTTGTATATTTCTGGTTGATGTCTGGTGTTGATGGATACACATTAATACTTAAACGCATAAACCTTTAAAAATAACTTTGAGATTATATTATGAATATAAAATTAATAGCATTTTTGGTGTTATGTTTGATACCGATGATAGGCAATGCTCGTGTTATTACTGATAATGAAAAGGATTGTCTGGCATTAAATGTGTACCATGAAGGTAGATCCGAATCTACACTTGGACAGTTTATGATAATGGATGTGGTTAATAATAGATCTAAGTCTAAGAATTATCCAACAAATCTATGTGATGTTATAAAGCAACCTAAGCAATTCTCTTGGTATAATAATGGATGGAAACCAGCAAGGAATAAAAAGGTATTACATGTTATACGAAAAAATGTAGATGAGTTTTATATTATAATAGCAAAAAACGAGATTTCAAAAGGTGCTATGTGGTATCATACAAAAAATGTTAAACCAAGATGGAGAAATTCATTAAAGTATGTTGCAACAATAGAAAATCATATCTTTTATAAAAAATAACTTTGAGAGAGAGAGAGAGGAAAGAAAATGTGTGAATTGATAGTAGGCAAAACCTACAAAACCAAATGTGGATTTGATGCTTACATTGTGGCTATTGGATTAAACTTATCGGATGGACGTTCTGTCGCGTGTGTTGTTAATACTTGGGATGGTAAGAAATTGAAGGCCTTTTATGGTGATGGTAAATTGTTTAGGACTACTGATAGCGGACTGGACATAACACCATGAAGATAATTATCAAGAACTACAAAAACGAAGAGTTTGAACTATCAGCAGAACAACTAGGAATTACTGAAACGGATATCATTAAAAAAATAAACGAGGAGTATGGAGAATACTCATATTACAAGCCACACGATTTCAAAGTATCAATGATTACCAACGATTTTGAGACATATTTGAAGATCAAAGCGTCTGATGGTGTTTATATAATTCATCATATCAAATATAATATCCCATTATACCGGACATTGATATTCGGAGAATCTGATACCGATTACACAACATTCACAGAAATCTCAGTGGTTGGTTTTGATCATGATAGATTGGTTCATGCCATTCACACAACCTATACACCACCACAGAACTAACCTATAATATATGAATATCCCCAACGATCTACTAGAATTCCTAGACAGAAATGACCTAACCCTGAAGTTCATGACTAACGCGGACGAAGCGTTCCACGATGATGAAGATAGGGTGGTTGGTTTAGGTGGTGCCTTTATGTGGGATGCTTCACCAGAAGGAGAAGAATACTGGCGTGAAGTCCATCAACGATTCACAGAAGAACAGGTACAAACTAAGATAATTGACTTCACTCAGAAGATGTCTAAATGGTAAATAAGTGTTGACATCCCCGCAGATTCTGGTATAATAGACTCATCAAATCAATAAAGTGAGAAATAACATGAAAGCAACTACTAAAATCAGAATTATCGTAGATTATGTATCATTCTATACAACTGCTAAAGAAATACGCCAAGGCTTAGGCACATTTGATAATTTCAATGATGCTGCCAGATCAGCATTAAACTCTTTAGAAACTATGAGAAATAGCGGTGGTGTCTCTCCATCAGGTCTATGCGGAAAATGGCTAGGCTTCGATATCCAGTTGGATATCGCATAATGACAGCAATTAGAGTTCAATATATTGGATTTCAGTTAGAATAACGAAAGAGGGGATAAATGCGCTATAGAAAGCCTGAAGATAAAGAAGAGCACGAGTTCTATCCAACCCCTACTGAAGCAGGTGACACATCGTTGTCCGAGTTATTGGGCATGGCAAAGCCTTATGATTGGAGTAATCGTAATATGCCTTCAAAAGCGTTCATCGTTAGCGTGTTGAGTGGGGGGCATCTTAAAGATATTGCTAAATGTGTTCGCCATTTTGGAAGCCGCCAAGTCACTGCTCGTTTAAATGATGTTGCGGATCCTTTGTTACATCGTGTTGCCGAGAGAAAGGTGCGTAATACCGTGATTGCTATCGATAGAGCCGATGCTGAATTTGAGGCACACTATCTGGATGGAGACGAAACCTTTGAATCCCTTAAAACCTTGCATTTGAAAATAAAATGAAAATAAGTGTTGACAAGGAAGTCGATACATGGGATAATGAGTCATACTTTTGAGAAACTTTGGAAATATATTATGAAAACAAATAAAATAAACTACCAATATGCTTACACTTGTGAAACTGAATTTGCTTATTCTGAAAAGCAAAAACCAGGATGGTTGAAAGTAAAGAATGGTCAAACATTAATAGACACCAAAGGTCGAGTAAAAGATCAAGATATTTCGTCTACCACTTCGACTCTTATTATTGTTAGTGAAATATCTGTTGATAACAACAGTGATGTAAAACTTGACGATAAGATTCGTAATGTTATTCACGAATACCCCAACTTTGAAGCATATACAAGAAAAGACCGTAAACGCGGAGAGTGGACTTGGGTTCGTATCGAAGACATTGTTGAAAGTCTGGATCTGCCTTATGAAGATAGTCTGCTTGAAAATAAAGATTTTCTTGCTGCTCTTGAGACTCGTTTAAATGATGCAAAAAACAAAGCAATTAATTCTCTTCTAGGCAAAAAAGCAAGAAGAGTTATCAGTCTTAGATTACCACAAAGAACCATTCTATCTAAAATGTTATCATCTGATAAGTATTACAACTTGTTGAGTCTATGCCCTAGATTCGGTAAAACATATTTGATGCTAGAATATGCCCAAGAACTAACAAAAAAGTATGATAACCTTGTGTTGGTAATTTCTTCAAAAAGCAAAGGCAGTGACGCTTCTTTCATAAGTTCTTATAAAAATGTTGGATATGATTTCGAGATTGTTGAAGCGACTTTATACCAAGGTGATGACTCGGTATTGACGAATCTTAGTTCAAAAATCCAAAGCCATCACAATGTTATCCTTGTTACTGACGAGGCTGATATGGGTGCTCATACTGAGAACAGTCGTGCTAAACACAAAGCCATCCAAGAGAAATGTAACATCGTCAAAATCGTTGTAATGTCTGGAACAAACATCAACAAAGGAAACAAGATTATCCGTAAAGAAAGCACCGAAGAAAATACATTTTTTGGGCATATGAACTATACAGATATGATTGAAATGGCTAAGGGTGAAATGGTCGTTCATCGCAAATTTACAGACATCCAATTAGTAATGTCTGCTGATGAAAAGAAATTGAATATCACACAATCGTTCGCCGATGCTGATCACCATAGCAATCTAGCAGACTATGTAGACCAGTTCGTTGGCAAGAACTGTAAACTAGATCTGACTGATAATGAAGCAACTATGATCTTTATCAATACAGAAAACAATACACACCTTGACCAGTTCGTTGAACATTATAGTGATACACGTTCATCCACTATCAAAACAATGTTGCTTACGTCTAAAGAAACTTCAAATAATGATGCTGAACGTCATGTGAATAAAGTATTGAAAGAAATGATCAAGTCGAACGATACTCGTAAATTGGTTATCTTCAGCCGCCAAATGGCAAGTAGATCGTTCAGTATCCCTGAGATTGATCGTGTTGTTATTTTCAAAGACGGTGCTATATCCTCTGCTGATTACCAAAAGATGAGTCGTTGTTTGACATGGAAAGAAGGAAAGGATTCTGCTAACATTATCCGTGCCAGTTTTGAGCGTATCGGTCTTGCTGAAGATATGTTCCTTATCGAAAACGATAATGTAGAAAATTCTAGCAATGATAATTTGATCTCAAAGGGTCATCGTTTCTGGCAGGATTTCAATACCTTCAATGCATTCGTTCTGAATGAAAAAGGACCAACAGAAAAACTTACTTTGGATATAAACGAACTGATCGATGGTTTGATGGAAGTGACAAGACAAGAAGGTTATATCAATGCCAAATTATGGGATGCTGACATTGAAATAGATATATCGATTGGTAAATCTACAAGACAATCGAAAGCAATCACCAAATCTGATTCGACTAAACCAGAATCAAAAATCTCAGAAGGAAAAAAGGAAGACGATAAAAAGAAAGAAGTTGTGTTGTCTGATAAACAAAGATTAGAATATATCAAAACAATGAGAATTATTCTTGAAGTTCTTCCAGTGTTATGTAAAAAATATTTCAATATTGTCTCATTGGATATGATTGATACAGTGAGTAATGAATCTTGGAAAAAACACACTCGTCTTGATAAAGAAGTGTTTGAAAGAAATTTGGAAAATGAAGCATATAAAAAGGTTGTTGATCGTATCTTCCAAGATGCAGAATCACAAAACGAAGTTGTGACACTTAGAAAAATACAGATTTTCTTAGGTCTTGAAGATTAAAACAAAGGTTGACTTATAGGATATTCTATAGTATAATATCTATATAAAATAAATAATCCAACAGAGAGAGACCTATATTATGAAAAATGTGATGTTGATTTACCGTGGCCAAGTGTTTCTAAGTGAGTTACAACAGAAATACAATGAATACAAAGATAAGTCAAATCTGATTGTGGTGGTGGCAAAGGAAGCAGATTTAATCATGGGCGACTACATGCCTCAAGCGACACTATATACAGTACAACAGTTATTAGAAGGAGAACTAGATCATATGCAATTTGACGTTATAGTAGGAAATCCACCGTATCAAGGAGCATCAGATAACATAAAGTTATGGAATGTCATTGCGATCAAATGTATCGAAGGATTGTTGGTAGATGGTGGTGAGATAATGTTTATATGCCCTCGGACTATCGTGCAAGGATCGTTGTCAAACAAGATCGTAAACAAGACCACTAATAAACTTCAAAAGATACTCGAGCAAAAAGCATTTATCAGTTACGATGAAACCACCGATAAGCATTTCAATGTTGGGGTGAAGATATGTTCTTGGAGATTGAAAAACACGATATCTAAGGATCCTACAACGTTCGTGATGGCATCTGGCGAAACAAAGGTTGTACAATATACAGCTGGTATGATGTTAGAATCAACGACTCGAGATAGTATCGTCAGCAAGTTTATCAATAGCGATCACTCTAGATACACCATAAAGAGGCAAGGTAGAAGGAAGTCTGACGTTGTTTCTATACAATCAGAATCCCACCCTATCCCTGTTATATGGAATAGTAAAGCACACGAGGTTATGTATTCTAGCAAGGTGATCGATAACTCGTTGAAACTTTGTATGAACAACTACAAGAAGTTCTGTGTATCCGACAAGAACTTGCTGATAACAACAGAAGAAGTTTCCCCTGCTTATTTTTACATCACAGGTGGTGTAGAAGAACTGACCAAGATTAGAGATCTATGGAATACATCGAAATTATTTCAATACATTGGCGAAAATTATAGGAATACAAAACTTGTATTCCTTATTGCTCAAAGACAACATACTATACCCGTTCTAGATGTAAATAGAGAGTGGACTGACGAAGAAATCTATGCTGAGTTCGGATTAACTGAGGAAGAAATAAATCTAATCGAAGGAAAATAAGGAACCCCATATGATAGAAAATGTAATAAAGCATATCCGTGATCGTGAATACATGTCTGGTGTTGCCCGTGAGAAATCTAGAGTCAAGTCAACTGGTGAGGTGTTTACCCCGACACCTTTGGTCAGAGAGATTCTTGATAAAATCCCAATTGAAAAGTTTACTGATACTATGAGGACATTCCTAGATCCAAGTTGTGGTGATGGTCAGTTCCTTGGGGAAGTTATAATCAGGAAGATTGAAAATGGTAGTTCTCTTGAGCAGTCTCTACAAACTACATATGGTGTTGACTTGATGCTAGATAACGTATTGGTAACTAGGGATAGGTTGTTATGTGGTCACGAAGAGTTTAGAACTATTGTAGAGAAAAATATTGTTTGTGCAGATGCATTGACTTATGATTACTCATTTGGTGAGAAGTTGAACTTAGATCAATTCTTTGAAAATAAAAAGTAAAATAAAGGTTGACATTGAGAACAAACTAAGTTATAATTAGTCTTACTTTTTAGGAAATACAATATGAACAAATTAGAAGAATACCAAGAAATGTTAGATGCTATCTCTAATGTCCGTTTAGATGCTATGAATGATCCAAGTGTAACCCTTGAACAAGTTTCAGGAAAACTTGAAAGATGTATAGAGCAAATCTATCTTGAACTGAAAATCGAAGAAGATCTAATCGATTATAGTATTAACCTAATGACATCTCAATGGACTAAGATGGTTAATCCAAAATACTACACTAAAGATTATACTAGACCTGCCGTTGTTTCAGATATAGAAAAAACTTGTTACAATAACGCTTTTATCTACTGTTAATAAATAGGAAATATATAATGAGTCAAGAAATAATGAACCAAAAAGATATTGCTTTACTACCATCTAACCCAAAGGATCAGGATAAAATTAGAGGTGCATTAAAAGAATTATCCGACTGTAAAACTCGGATGGATTCAGAAAAAGAGTTGATGAAAGAAATTGCGGATAACCTAAAAGAAGATTTTGGGTTATCAAGACGTTTAGTGAATTCTATGGTCGCAACTTATATGGAAGGTAATTATATAAATAAACTTTCTGAAATGGAAGCACAAATAGAAGAATATGAAATTTTTTATAGTGGATTATTTAAACCACACAATACTATAGTGAATCAATAAGGTTCTCATAAAAAGCAACAATTAGTTTTAGTTCCTCTAGGGTAGCATCATTCTTTATTCGATTTGCTCTATTGGAAATTATCACTAAGTTATCTGCTTCATACCCCCGTGAACTATCAATCCGATCCCAAGAGTAAGAATTATCTTGCGATTGTCCTTTATTAAATGCTAATGGTATCCCTAACGCTGGACAGGTTAACGGATAATCCAAGTCATACATATCAGACTTTTCAAGTGTAAATACAATGCCTCTCTTCTTTGCTGAGGATTTCAGGGCATTGTATACCTCATTTATTTCTGGTAATTTCATATCAATTCTCTTTTATTTCAAGATACTTTTATATATAAATACAATAAACATTAGCAATAATATGGACTATTAACTATGATTACATTTAAACAATTTATCGTTGAAGGCGGTAATGCCGTTGAGAACGTTACACATATCAATCAAGAAAATGTTGCTGCTACAATGGCAGATATCTATAAAAAACTATTACCGTTGTTAGGTTTAACTACTGATGATATTAGACTATTAGGTTCTACAGGAAAGAAGAAACCTGGTGGACATTCTGGTGATATTGATATGGCTGTGTTTATCGAATCACTTGGTAAGAAGTTCAAGACAAACGATCCTAAAGCGATTTTCAGGGGTGTCCTTAGTGCTGCTGGTAAAGTCTCTGATTCGGTTCGTGACCTCTCTAGTATAGGCATTGTATCGCTTGCGTACCCTATCGTGAACATTGATGGGTTACAAGAAGGTGATAGAGTTCAAGTTGATCTAATGTTATCTGATAATTTATCATGGTCTGAATGGATATTTTATTCTCCTGCTGAATGGGAAAGCAATTTCAAAGGATTATATCGTAACTCTGCTTTATCAGCAATATCACATTTTGCGGGAAGATCAGGAAATGATATTGAGTGGAAACGTAAACTTTTACATTTTGCTTCTGGTTTACATGATGTATCATTCAGCAAGAAAGGTAAGAAAGATAAGATTTTAAAGAATGGTAAAGAAGTTTCAAGACAATTTATTGCTAAAGATCCACAATCTGTTATTGATGTTTTATTGGGACCAACATTTAAAGCAGCAGATATTCTAACTTGGTCTGATATTTGGAAAGCAATGTCCTCACCAAAGTTCTTATGGAAAGCACATAAAACTGATATCATTGCATTGATTAAAACTGATATTGAACATAAAGGATATCCCCTACCTACGGAGATTAAATAACATGAAATCGTTTAAATCATTTCTAACAGAACTAACTAAACAAGAATCAGAAGTATTGTTTAGTCTGACTGGTGACTACAGTGCAGCTGATGTCAAACTAGCGTACAAAAAGATGTCTATGATTCATCACCCTGACAAAGGTGGTGATGTTGAGGTTATGAAGAAAGTCAATGCTGCATGGAAAACCCTAAAGGGTGAAACTAAAGGTGGCACTGATACATATAATAAAGCCGAAAACAAAGCTAGATGGCAAGCAAAAGCAAAAGACATTGCTGCTGATATCTCTGGTAAGTTTGATGTACAGGCATTTAAAGACTACTTTAAACAACACTTAGGTCATGACTTTAATGCTATTGTTAAAGTTATGGATGGTGTAGGAGATTACGCACCATCCCATGCTGGTATCCAAGTTAGATTTGAAACTGCTGATGGTAAGATAGCATTTGACTTTGATGCCCTTGCGTACCTATTCGGTCGGCAAGAGAAAGGCGGACTTTCTAACTCTGAAACAATATCATACACCATTCAAGTTACTGCGTTTGGTTATGCTAATCGCAAGAAACAGAAAATGGCACAAAGAGATTGGGATCAGAAAAATGATCACATCCTACTATCTGATCCAAAGAAATCATTTCCTTTAGCTAAGATGAAAAAGATTGCTTCAGGAGTTTCTGGTAAGATGACACGAGCAGACTTTAAATTGGCAATTGAGAAAGAACTTAAAGGTGAGAATTGGAATACAGACACTTACTTAATCCCTGTTAAAGATGGTTTCTTAAGAATCTTTAGAACTGTAATAATGAGAACACCATTTTGGTCATTAAATGATCTTGGTGTTAGACGAGGTAGTTATGCATTTGATACTGAGTACAGGCATATACACTCTTTAGCAGAGTCTGAAGAAACTCTAGATATATTGTTATCATTTCGTAAGAAAACAATGAAACAAGTTGATACTATTATAACTAAAATGAAGAACGATGCAAGAGGGTCAATAAAATGAAAAATTATAAAGAGTTTATAAACGAAGTTCTTGCTGAAGAATCTGGTGCAGAAATGGGTGCAAGATTATCTGGTGAGATGGAAAAGTTATTCCCAAAGTGGACTAATACTTCAACCACTGGATCTCAGGCAATGTCATATAAATCGAATCTTCTTAAATACCAAGACCTCTCTGAACAGAAATTCTATAGAGGACATGCAAAGGGTGCTAATCCCAATAAACCAAATCACAAAGGGATCACTTGGATTTCCCCTGATAAAGAGTTGGCATCGGAATATGGTGAGGAAGTTTCTGAGATGAAGTTCAACCCGAAGTCTCATAAAATTGCAGACATAGGAGAGATCAATCGCACAGGAACAGTGAAAGATATATTGGATGCGGTGAAGAAGACTAAAAGTAAGAAAGCACAAGAATTATATGATGCTGCTGTATATCATTTCGGTGGAGGATCTGCAACTAATGCACTCCCCAAGTTCTTACATAAAGTCGGTAGTGAAAAGGTTATAGCATATCTTAAAGAGATGGGAATCACTGCACTGTTGGCAAAGGAAGATGGTGTCATTACATACGGAATCCTATCATGAAATCATTTAAAACATTTGTGACAGAAAGTACCAAGGTGACACTTTATAGAGGTCATGGTAAAGGGTCAGACACAAAGTTTATGACATGGTGGTCAACTGATAAAGAATTGGCTACTGGTTACGCTAAAGCAAGAGAAAATGGTAAAGTGGATTCCAAGACATTCAACTTGAAAAGTGTCTTGAATTTATCCCACGACAGTTTCAAACTTAATCCGACTTCTTTAGCCGGTATGGCTATCAAGGGTGCTGACCGATCAAAACTTGATATGGATGTTGCAAGATCTGAAATGAAAGTCTTTAAAGATTTCTTTGGAAATAACGAACTTAAAACTATGGAGTATTGGAAAGACAATAAATCAAAAGAGTCTATTGTAAGATTCTTAAAAGTATTTGGTTATGATGCTGTTAGTATTAAGGAAGATGGCATATCAACTTATGGAATATTCGAGGGGTAGTAATAATGAAATCATTTAAAACATATGTGACAGAGAAGTTTTTACTATTAGAACTTGATCATTTATTCAAGGTATTCAATAAAAAAGGTCAAGCATTTCTTGATGATATACTGAATAATAAAGTGTATATCAATCTGAAAATTGATACCTCTAGTATGATTGTTAAAAAAGAATCTACTGGATTGAAGTACTACAATAGAGAAATGAAACAAGAGATTGACAAAATTGTTAGAGCAGGTTCTGATATACGTGAAACGTTTATTGCACACCTTGAAACAACTGATTGGTCAAAACTTCCAAACGATATTATTATTGCAACAGAAATCTATAACCCCAAGATCAGCACAATCATTAAATGGGATACACCACCAAGGAATGGTATGATTATTTCTTGGATTAAACTTGGTGGTAAATCATTACCTCTTAATGATCCTTTATATGATAAGGTTTCTGATATACTTGAAATCACACCACCACCTGTTATTCATTCTGGACTATTGAATACCAAACAAAAAGATTTGATTAATAAACTAGTAGAGAACCCTGATGTTATTAGTGGTAAAGATTTTGCGGCAGAAATGTTATCAGTGTTTACATTGAAACCTGCTCATGCATTTCTTGCTGGTAATTTCATTGAAGGTATCGTGATTTATACTGAGTCTGGTCAAGTATATAAATTGACTGATAATATGTTCACCGTTACTATTATGGATAAGAGTGGTGATAAATCTAATGATTTCTATGAGTTGATTTCTAGCACTGCTTATAAACATCTTAATGTTGCTATTATTAGTATCTTGAACAACAAGAGAAGCATGGCAAAGGTTATGGCATTTCAAAGTAAGGATGCAAGATATATTCAATTCATATCAGCATTAACTGGTTCTATCATTTTTAAAGTTGCACAGGATATGGGTAAAGTTGAAGATTATAAGGATGATGTGCTGGATAACAGATATTCGAATGTATCTGCTGCTTTAATTCCTGCTGGTATGAGGAAGTTGATATCTAGGTATTGGTATGCAGAGGATCTGTTTCGGATATTATTGTATGGTATTCGTAAAGAGAAGACACGTATTCATAAACCTAGTGGATTGACATTAGATAGGAAGAATATTATCAACAAAGTAGTCGCTCAATTAAAGGAGTTGGAGATATTATGATATGTTGACATAGTAACTACTCTATGATATAATATATAATAATTAGATAAATTGAAAGAGGGTACTACTGAATGGAATTATGTGAAATTGTTGAATACTTTAAAAATAACTGTGATGAAGATGGTATCCCTAATTTATCTAATGATGAATGGATAAAGTTTAAAAACACCTATGAGAAAAATGATATAAGAGTTGCATTGGCAAGATATGTGCATGAAAATGAAATAGGATTCCCATTCCGGAAATTTGATAGACATACTTTCATTGCAACATTTAGAAGGTTTTGCTCTACCTCTATGATATCTTACTATAAAGACTTTCCTAATGTGAAAGAACGATATGATTACAAGTATCCATACTATGATGCACCTCTAGGGGTTATTGATAAAAGTCACTCATTCAATATCATATCAAACTACTTCCAACAAAGTAATAGATTGGGGTGTGGTTCTAATAAAAATAAAGCACCAACAGAAATTTGGAATGATGAAAAACTATTAGCATCTATGAATTGGACTTGGTGGAGAGAAGGTGTCATGGGTGACTCTGGTCTAACAAGACGAAGTTTCCTTACAGCATTTAGATTAGGAACATATACAGCAACACAATTTAAACCTACTGTTGCTAAAGCATTATATGAAAAACATAATGCCGTAAATGTATTAGACACTTCTTGTGGATGGGGTGATAGATTAGCAGGGTTCTATGCTACACCTTCTACTGAATTATATGTTGGGTGTGATCCTAATCCAGATGTTTTTGAAGTCTATAAAGAACAATGTATTATGTATGAAACCGTGCTAGGATCTAATCCAGTACTAACCGAATCAGAAGATTACTTTGAATGTGTCGGTAAAAAAACTGTGAAGATATGGAGAAAACCATCTGAAGATGTTGATTGGAATCTATATCAAAATACATTTGATTTTTATTTTACATCACCACCTTATTTCTCAACTGAAACTTATGGTGAATCTACAGATTGTATTGATGATCAATCTTGGTCAAGATATGATAGTTTCGATAAATGGAAATATGACTTCTTTTTTAAAGTGACTGAACTCGTTTGGGGTACTATTAAATCCGATGGGTTTATGATGATCAATATTATAGAACCATCAAGTAAAACTGGCAAACGACATAAATTATGTGATGAAATGGTTGATACATTTGCTGCATTCGATCAAAGCAATTACATTGGAAAGATAGGTATGCGTATGATGGCAAGACCAAACACCGAAGAAATGAGGGAAACCTTTATTGAACCTGTATGGGTCTTTAGAAAAAATAATGCTAAATATATAGAAATCAAGTCAGAAAATTACTTAGACTGCGTAATTTAATTACCATAAGGCAATATGAAAACATACATAGAATTTATAACAGAAGCACTTAATCCTACAGATTATCTACCAATCCAAAAGAAATCTGTAGAACTATTCCTTGGAAGAATGCAACCCGTTCATAAAGCACATCTTGCTATTATTAAGATGATGAATAATCCTATTGTTGCATTAGTAAAAGGTGCTAAGACTTCACTAGATAAAAACAAGAATCCATTTGATACAACTTATCAATTAGAACTCTTAAAGAAGTTAAAAACTAAAGCAAAGGTTATAGTCGTTCCTACTGGATATGTGCCTGATATCATTTCTCTAATAAGAAAGGACGGTAATGAAGTAACTGCTATCTATGCGGGTGCGGATAGATTCAAAGGGTATCAAGGTCAAATTGATTCATTCAATAAACAGATGCCCGAAGATAAACAGATCACGGTCACAATGAAAGAAACTCCTAGAGTCACTTCTGCTACTATTGTACGAACCGCTATTAAAGATGATGATATTGAAACATTCAAGAAGTCAATGCCCAAAGAACTTTGGGGTGAGTTTGATAAGATGCAAGACATTTTATAAATAACTCTTGACAATATATAATTACATAAAAACAAGGAAACTTTAATGAAGTCATTCAGGTCATTTTACACAGAAGAAGTATTATCAGAATCCATAATGCTAAACTATCTCGAATTCTTTAAACGAAACAATCGAGCGGACTTTATTGATAAAGCAATTGCTGGTACACTTAAAACTGAAGATGGTGAAAAAATAAAAAAGTTAGAAGCAGATGATCCATTAATCAAATACATGGAAAATAATTTCTTTAAGACTAAAGAGATGGAATCTATACTAAAAAATTCTTACTCAGTTAAAGGGTTAAAAGATTTAAATTTATCTAAAGATGGCAATGGATTCTCTACTGGTGACGGGTCAAAAGAACCATCTGGTGCTGAATGGGAAGTTATTATATGTTGTGCTTATAATATGATAAGCAAAGGTGTTGATAAAGCAGAGGGAATCGAATTAGCAGGAACTAAGAACCGTGGTGGTGATGATGTTCCTATGAAATGGAAAGACAAGTATGATGACTATCTTGAAAAGGGTTTGGAAATTGTAGAGAATAGTTTTCCAAATCCTAAAGGAGTAATGCACCACTTTGGATCTGGTGTTTCTGCATTAACAAAGGAATGGAATGATTACTTTAAATCTGCCACTGATAAATCTGCATCGGCATCAACGAAAACACCTAAGACTGATATGTTTATCGGAAACACACACATCTCTCTTAAAAAACAAGGTGGTTCTCAACTAATGTCTGGTGGTAAAGGTGAAACACTTGCAACACTTGGATTTGCCTTTGATAAGTTTAAAGGTTCCGATAGTTTCAATACCGACATAGAGAAAGCATGGGGATCACTAACATCAGATATAACAGAACACTTCTATAAAAAGGCACTGAGTCTTCCTACAGGAATGTCAATTACTAAATTGTCGAAAGGTGATACTGACCTTGGAAAACAAATACAAGAGAAGATGACAGGTAACACAATTTTGACCAAAGCAGTAAGTGATATGTTCAACAACAGAGATCTTAAATATGAAGTTGTGAAAGAAGCGATGACAGGACAATCTAAATTTAAAGACACTAAACCACGTGCAACACACATGATGAAGTTTAATGATGGTGGGTTTGGTAAGATTCAAGAGATTGATAAGACGTTGATAGATGATTATACTGGGGCAACATCTTTTAATGTATCATTTAAATCATCAGGTGAGGGTGGATCTGCTTGGATTGGTTTGAAAGGTATAGTTAGCGAAGATACCAATGCATATGAAGAAGTTACATTAAACTCTATTATAGAAAATGCTATCAAAGAAGTTGAAATGGAATTGAATGAGGGGTGGTCAGATTTCATTGGGAATATAAAGGACAAAGGCAGTGCACTTATTAATAAAGTGAAGAAGTGGGTGTTAAAGTTAATGACTAAGATATGGAAGAAACTGAAACCTATATTAACATCAAGCATGAAAGGATTTCAAGATATTCTAGGTGTTAAGATGGATGTTAATGAAATTACTGTAACATACTAGATTTTATAAATAAGTCTTGACAACCTAACGTATTCGTATTATAATGACGCATACTTAAAAAATAAACAAAGGAAACCACAATGACAAAATCATATAAGCAAACAATTCTTGAATCACTACTATCACAAAGTATTAACGAAGAGAATAAAAATCTAAAGAATGAAGTAGAAGCATTCCACACGGCATTGATGAATGTGGCAACTATGTCTGAAAAGGACTCACCGTTTTTAGGATTGGCAGGTGCAAAATATGATAAGGATTTTGCTAAAATAAACAAACATATGGAAGCAGTAGAATCCATTTGGTCTGGTATATCTAAAACCATTTTAAAGACACACAAATAATCAAAGGGAAATCTAATGTCGTACAAAGAATTTATTCAAGAAGCAAGTGGAGAAGGTAAAGTGTTTGCGGTGGCAATCTCAAACACTGGCAGCAAGTTCGCGTCTGCTATGGGTGGTTCTGGGACTGCTGGTGCTGTTGGTGCTATGAACTCTAAAGGTGAGTTTGGATTCATCAATGATGTCGATAAGACACCTTACACACCATTAGGCGGAAGAAAAGTCTTAGTAGATGTTAAGGATGTCTTAATATTCAAACCGTTTGACTGGGGCAAAGATGCCGTGATCAAAAAGGGAAGAGCATTATAAATATAAATAGTACTTGACAACATAACATAAATCGGGTTATAATAATTATAACCCGATTTTAAATCGGGTTATAATGACCCATACCTTAGAGAAATAAGAGAGAAAATAAAATGACACATCAAGAATCACTAATAGAATCATCAAGAATTCTTCTAGAAGGCAAAGATGAAGCAATTGCTATACGCAGCATACTAGTAAAAGAGTTTAGATTATCATCAAGGGATGTATCGGTTAAAACTCAATATGGTGGAACATCAAGTATGGTGTGGGTGGAGTTAAAAACAACAAAAGCATTGCCGTTCATATCTAAAATAAAGGGTATTGCTGATGATTTTGATAAGTATACTACTGATGGGCAGGGTGAAATATTACAAGGCGGTAATACTTTCATTCAAGTTTCTATAGATTACGACTTTGAAGTATCTCTAAGAAATATGATCAACAATGAATTTAAGAAACAATCGAAGAATGGATTTTCGCTTGGTGATAAGGTCAAGTTATTTAAAACTTTCACTGTCCACTTTTATGATAGGGGTCTCATTATGGTATCAGTCGGAACAAAAACATTATCAACAACTGATGTATCTGGAATTGGATCAACCGTTCTAAGTTTTATCGAAAAATATGCTAAGACTGAATTATACGCAAAGATAAAATAATTGAAAATAAGTGTTGACAACATAACATAAATCGGGTTATAATGACAAAAACATACAAAGACTTCATCCAAGAAGCAGTTACATCAGAAGCAAAAGGCAAGGAAGATTTTACATTAGTTTCAGAAGGTGTAGTAACACCTGAAGATGTAATGGCAGCGATTGAAACTGCATTCAAGAAGTCTTTCCCTAATGGATGGATTAGAATCAAGATTAGAAACATGCTAGGTCTGGATGCTATCAGTTTCGATTTAGGTCTTATCGGTGATAAATCTGAATGGGGTAGTGGTATTCGACAGAATGATCCGATGTACCACTCGTTTGTCGTTTATTATAAAGATGGTAAATATGAAGCATCCAACTCACTAGGAAGAATTAATCTAAAACCAGAGGAAGGAACTCATTATGCAATGCAAGGTTTAAAGACTAAGTTCCGTAAATCTAAAGGTTCACCAGACAAAATTGTTAAAGCATTCAATACATGGTTTCCTAGAGTAAAGAAATTGGTTAAAGATAACGAAGAGAATTTTTATCAAAGAGATAGATATTCTGACAAGTTTTTCAAATAACTAGGTTAAGAGATGCAAAGAATAGGATAATCCCATATGATTGCTATATTAGATCAACTCATGGTGCTAGTCATCGTGTCAGCAGGTGTCGCATTTGTGCTTCGCTACATGAACGCTACATTGAAACGAGAGGCTGAGGAGCACAGGGCAGAGCGGAGTAAGGAATACACCAAAAAAAAAAAAGATGTAAATAAAGGTTGACACTGAATTTCAATATTCCCATTTAATCCTCGTTTTATACGGGGGTTTTTTATTTAAAATAAGTGTTGACCTCTAGCACTAAACATGATATAATTAGTCTTACTTTTGAGAAACATTGAGATTATATTATGACCGAATTAACAAAAGACCAAATTAAACTGACTGCATTCGACTATGGTGTTGCTATAGAAATAGTAGAAGCATTGTCTAATACTGTAAGTACCATTGAAGAATTGAACGAAGCAGTAGAAGATGCTATTGATAATGAATGGCAAGAAAATAATTATTAAATAAGTGTTGACATTGATGAGGTGCTCCTGGCAGATAATGAATACCTTCCAATGCCGATTCTAAAGGCATATCAAAAAATTAGGTAAATTGAACCACAAATAAAAAAAGGAAATAAAATGAAAGGTACTATACGAACATTACTTGGATTCATTATTGTTTTAGGTGCTGCCGGTGCTTGTGATATTGAACCAGTTCTTAAACTTTGGGAAATCTTATCTTACTCAGTATTTGGATTAGTATTAATGTCTTCGGGTGTTGCGGCAATGAACAAACAAGGGAATTAATATTAAAAACTACACCACAGAAGAACTGAAAACCATGATTCATAGTGAGGATCGTTTTGTCCGTGCCGCAATAGCAGAATTGGGGTATGGTCTAGATTTATTAATTAATGATGATGATTGGTTAGTTCGAAAGGCAGCAGAATCTAAACTAGAGGAAATAAGAGTTGACAATGATGTAGATTTAGGTTATAATTAGTCTTAGTTTGAAGAAATGGAGGATATATTATGAATTACCAAGAACAATGTACGAAATACTTCGCACCATTAGATGAAATAGCAGAAGCAATGTTGAATTGTGAAGGGATTGCTGGGTTATCATTTAATGAACTCTATTCAATTATCGGAATCAACAAAGAACTTCAAGAGGATCTTTGTAAATATTGCGGATAAAATGATCAAAAGGTATAATCTATGACAACCCTAATTTTTATTATTATAACAACCACAAAATTTAATGTAGGAACCACTGTAATAAAACATGATTTCTCAACTTATGCTAGGTGTGAGTTAGCATCAACAGAAATTGCTTCTATGTTAGTTGTAGGGGAAGACACAACTTGGAAATCTAAATGTTTAGGAAAATAACTTAAATTACCCGACAGTCTTGTATACTACGTTTAGATTGTGTCCAATCTCCAGTATACGGAAAGAATCCTAAAAATACAAACTTTTCCAGATTGTCGTAACCTACTCCTTGGTGTTTCATTGTAAATATTGTAGGAGCAGTATCATGCACGAAGGGTTCTGATGTATATCCATAAACACGACCATCCAAGTCTGTAGCTATATGAGTATAAATTTTATAAAGAGAAAGGTTTTTGTCAATGTAATTTACAAAAATAAGTTCACAATCTCTCTCCAATTCTTTAGCAGTTTTAAACCTAAACATTTTCAATATCTCCTTGATTATCATTTTATTTATTATATAGGATGATGAAAATAAGTGTTGACATTGAGAACTAGATAAGGTATAATTAGTCTTACTTTTGAGAAATACAGGAAATATATATTATGAGTGCAATCACTTTTTACAGTCTATCAGACTACAATAACGGTTCTTTAATTCCATTCACTATTGATCTTTCTGAAGTGAATGATAAAGAAGAGTATTATACTGCCATGAACGAAGCATTAAAAGACATCACAGAAGACCTTAATGATGGTGATATTCGCGAAGAATGGATCGTTGCAGACTTTGAAGATGTCCCATCAACATTAGTTGGTGAATATGATCTTGATGACACTTATTGGGATTATAAAGAATTACTAGATGATGAAGATGTTGATATGGTTCAAGCAGCAATGGAACTTGGTATTCAACCTGATAATATCCTTGATAACTATGTTGGTGAATATCCTAATAATGAGGAATTGTTTGATAATCTAGGTGGAGATATTATTCAAGAAATTGAAGATACGGTTCCTTCTTGGGTCTGTATAGATTGGAAACAAACTGCCGATAACTTCGCTGAAGACTATTACAGTGAAAATGGATATTATTTTTACAGTCACTAAAAGGTAAAAAATTATAAATTATAAATTTGTGAAACACACCGGAACAACTTGTCCAGTTGCACCAGAAACCATTGTTGTATATCGTACAACATCATCAGAAACACCATTGAGTCATATACATCATCCTATTCAAGCAGGATTATTGACTTGGAATCACTCTGATCAATTTATGGGAGGTATTCTAGAATATGCTCTCGAACCAACTAAACATTTGGATATATAAATAATATGAAGAAAAGTTCACTAAAGACTAAGAATGATAAAATTAGACTTGGCACATTATCTCTTGCAGGATTAAAAAAACTTGAGGAAACCTCTGGACGTAAAAAAGATAAATCCAAGATTCGTACAAGAATTACTTTGTTAGAAAATAAATTGGCAAAGGAAAAGAAATAAAAAAGGATTAGGAATATGAATATGATATTGGTTTTTTGTTGTTTGCTTACATTACTTCTATTAGATCAAGCAGGTATTATCAGAATAAAATGTTTACGTAAATTATATGATAAACTTAAAACTTTTGAAGATAAAATAGATAATATATTCATCAAAAGAAAACCAATCACTCATATTCATCCAATCCCAATTAGAATACAAGAGATGGACTCCATTCTCTATGCATACCGAGTAGACAATAATCTTTTTCTAACTCAAGCAACAAATCCTATAGAATTACTTCAAAATCTTCATCTCATATTAGACACTTCTTATATCTCTGTTTCAGAGGAAGATGGATTTTCCTTTATCGAGGATTATATCATTAAATGACAACATATTTTTTATTATAAATACTATTGTAAATTCATAATATTATAAATAAATATTGAACCTTTAGTAAATAATAGGACAAAAATATGTATTCATTTAAAGATTTTCTAACTGTAGATTATACAGGAACAGATGAAGAACTCCTTGCCTTACAATCGAAAAAACGTAAATTAGAATCAACCGAAGAAGAAGAAGTTGATGAAGCAATGAGTTTATCGCAACGTTTAAAAATGAAAAAGTCATTCAAAAAAAACAAAGCAAAAATAATGATGGGTCGTAAAAAGGCAGCAAAGAAACATGCAGACCCAGAACATCTAAAGAAACGTGCAGAGAAACAAGCACGGGGTGCTCTTGAGAAAAAACTTACTGGTGGAAAATCTAAAGCAGATTTATCGTTTGCTGAAAGAGGACAACTAGAAAAGCGTATGGCAAAAAAGTCTGCCGCTATAAAGAAACTAGCAAAGAAACTTCTTCCCGCCGCTAAAGCGAAAGATAAAGAAAAGTTTAAAAAATCAGCACCAACTGAGGAATAGTCAGATTAAAAGTTTTTCTGAATATCTGTTGGTTGAAGAAACTAAAGAAATTGTAGTTTCCTTTGCTAGGTTCAATTCGACTACTGTAGCACACGAGAAGTTGATCGATAAGGTTTCTTCTATTGCTACTGGCAACAACTACAAGATATTCGTCTTATCACCTCAAAAAGAAACTCCTAAATTGGATATCACCACAAAGATTAAATTGATGCGTAAGATGTTTCCAAAGTATGGACGTGCCATAATGAATGATCCTGATATACATTCTGTATCTGATATCCTCTCTAAATTAAAAGATCAAGGTTATTTCAAAGTAACCTTAGTTATCGACTCCGATAAAATTCCAGAAATTGATTTGATTATAAATAAATATAACTTTACTGATATAAATATAGTACCGTCTGGTTTGCCTGATCCTGATGATGTTGTAAGAAAACATATTAAATTAGATATGGTATCAGAGGAACGTGAAAATTATGTGAAAGGTTTATTGTATAGTTTGAATGATAATGTTATAATAAAAGAAAACAAAGAAACTGCTAAAATCACTATGTTAGGTTCTAACTATGTTATAGTAGAAACTAAAGATGGTAATAAACTCCGTAAATGGATATCAGATATCAATAAAACAAAGGAAACTAAATGAAAACATTCCACCAACTAAGAGAGAGTTTAGAACCACAAGAACTCAACGAAAAACTAATCATGCTATCCAATGGTAAACGATATGGTCAAATTGTTTTCTTGGCGGGTGGTGCAGGTTCAGGTAAAGGGTTTGCCGCAACAAATTTCATGCAATCAGAACTATTCAAGATCCGTGATGTGGATGAATGGAAAACCTCGTTTATGAAAATTGCGGATTTAAAATCTAATCCCGAAAAATATGCAAAGAGACTTGCTGCTGGTTCTAAGATTGATCCAGACAAATATAAAGAAATCAAAGGATTGAATTTAAAAAAATCTGCCGATGTATTTAAATTACACACCTTTATTGATGGACTGAATATCAAAGATAATACTATGCGTGGTTTATTATCTACTATGAAAAACCCAGCAACTTTACCAAATATCATGTTTGATATCACAGCAAAGGATATTAACTCTGTCGCTAAGATGATGCCTGATTTATTGTCTGCTGGATACAATCCTGCTAATATTCATATGATTTGGATTCTTACAAACTATGAAGTTGCTATCAAAAATAATGCAGAAAGAGACAGAGTTGTACCAAGTGATATCTTATTGAATACTCATGAAGGTGCTGCATCTACTATGTTCAACCTTATTGCAAAAAAAGGTAAGAAACTAGCAATCAATGGTGCTATCCATGTTGTGTTAAATAATCGTGTCAATACCATCACTTGGGCAGAAGGCGATGTTGCTAAAGGTGGTCAGAAAGTTACTGCTAAAGGACTTGAGAATCGACCCTTAGATAAAAAAGGTAAAAAGATTGGAATGATACGTGACTTCAAATACTTAACTATGAAAGAACGCGGCAAATCAATCAAATCTGATGAAGAAGTCTTAGAACAATTGCGTAGATGGGTACTCGATAATATCCCTGAATCGGATCTTAAACAAGGTCTTTCTACAATGACAGATGACCAATATTCTTTTCAATAATACAATGGATAATAATATGAATGATAGTGAAAACGAGATACACCCTGATATCGATGTCATGCTAATGGATCATATAGATTATGCAGCATATATAAAAGATGCAAGGGCTGGTATGCAAAGTATGAATGAGTTCATAAAAGAAAAAGAAACACAATATAAATCTAAAGATAACTAAATATAAGAGAGTGGCAAACTAATGAAACCGCAATTTGAGATGTTGAAAAAAATATTATCAGAGAGAGTTCAAAAGGTAGATGAACTCTCAACCGAATTGCTTGGTCGATATAAGACTAAAGCAGGAGCAGATGCTTCTGCCGCTGATAAAAAAGGAGACTTTAAACAGGGCAATAAAAGATTTTCTGGTATCGTTAAAGCAACAAAGAAACAATTTAAGAACAATGAAGAAGTTGATGATGATGCACAAAAAGAAGAATTAAAAGTTTCTGATGGTTTGGATGTATGGATTAAAGCATTTCAAGGTTCTGATGCACCTCAGTTTGATGAAAAAGATGATGAAGAAATACGCAATATGGCAATTGCCGCATTCCTTGCCGCAAAGAAAAAACTAAAATAAAGGGAATCATTTTATGGAATCCATGTCAAGCAATGAGAGAAGATTAGATCGCATTGAAGGAAAGATTGATAAATTGTCTGATGTTGTGGTATTACTTGCAAGAGCAGAAGAACGATTAATTACTTTAGAGTACAACAAAACTGAAGTCTCAAAAACTTTGGATGATCTTGATGCACGTGTAGACGAATTAGAGTCTATCGTTGATTTAAATCAACGAACAGTTAATTCGGTTCATAAGGTAATGTGGCTAGGTGCAACAGCAATGGCTGCTGGACTCTTAACATACATTAAAAAAGGTTTATAGAAACCCACATTTAAAATTAAAAAAAGGAAAACAAATGTTTAATAATAACGTCCCAAATCCACTAGCAGATACATATAAAGAAATGCTAGAAGGTACTAAAGCAGAATATGAAAAATTCTTCAATGGTGCTTTAAAGAAGTTTAAGATTTCATCTCCTGCGGATCTTAAAACTGATGCAGAGAAAAAGAAATTCTATGATTATGTTGATAAGAATTATACATCAGAGGACGAAGAGAATGAAGAACTTAACCTAGAAGATTATTCGGTCGGTGATTGGGAAGAGTTTATGATGTCTGAAGATTTTGAACAGTTAGATGAATTAAGTAAAAAGACTTTAAGTTCTTATATCGGTAAGTCTAAGAGTGCAAGGGATAAGGGATTGAAGGATTACCACAAATCACCTGAAGGTTCAGACGAGCGAGATAAAGTTGGAAAGAAACTTAATAAGAGAACTGATGGTGCAACAAAGGCTCAAGATAAATTAAGAGGACGACAAAATCTGAAAAACGCCAAGGAGAATTACGATCTGAAAAAAAAAGAATCTAATTTAGAAGAAGCAAAGAACTATACTTATGATGGTAGCGGAACCGTAAAGATCACTAAGAAAAACTTTGCAAAGGTTCATAAAGATTATAAGGGTGGTACTAAGGGTAAGGAAACTATGATGGTTCTTAGTCCTAAAACAGGTGGAACTGTTCTGGCTCCTGTAGAGTTTATTTCAGAAGAACTAGAAGAAGCAACAAATTGGAAACAAGGTGATGGTAAACCTAAAGGTGGTTCTTCTATTGAAAATGTAAAGTTCTGGGATCTTCCTGATGCTTCTCTAAAGTATATTCAGAAAGATGCCTCTGCCGCAATGAAAGCAAATCCAGAAGGTAAGAAAGCTGGTAAGTATGCTGATGAAGTAAATGATGCATCAATTGTACTGTTCTGGCGTAAGAAGAATAACATCATAGTTAAATAATTTAAAGAACTAAAAGGTAATAAAAAATGGCACAATATTCAAAGAATAGGACTTCGTTTTACCCAAATGAAAATGATGATATTTTCGAGGTAGGATTACTAGGAACTAAAGACGGAAATGTTGTGTCTGATATTAATCCACTTCCGGTTACAATGTCACAAGCAGCATCTTATGGTTCTAATAAACCATTCTATCTTAATGTTGCTCAAGGATTAATTCCTGGGTATTCAGGAAACCATAAGTTTGGTGCTGTTCCTTTAATGTCTATCAATACTACTGGAACTGTTTGGGATATCAATGATACTCTATATCCTTGGGATTCTTGGACTACACCAGGAACTATTACTCTTGATAGAGCAAATGCTGCTGATATTAATCATATAGTTAGAGTCGAGGGATTAGATGCTAGTTTTAACTTCGTATCAGTTGATATCACCTTAACTGATGTTAGTAATGCTTCTGCTCAAGTGTTTTCAAGAATTAATAGAATGTATTTACTTACTGATGGTAATGCAAATCTAGGTCATATAAATGCGGTTAAAGGTGGTGTAACAGTTGCTAGGATAACTGCACTAAAAGGTCAGACTTTAATGTCGGTGTTTACCATACCAGCAGGAAAGACTGGTTACTTAATTAATGTTTGTATGTCAACTCAGACTAATGGGGATGGTTCAGGTCAAGTTATGGTTCGTGACTTTGGGGATGAAGTTTTTTTGATTAAACATGCATTTGAGATAAGTGGTGAAGGTGGACATTATATGTACGATTTCCATATACCTACACCAATCACAGAAAAATCTGATATAGATATTAGAGCAATATCAAGAGCTAATAATGGTAGATATACTGCGGTATTTGATATCTTATTAGTAGACAATTAAAAATAAATAAGGAATATAAAAATGAAAAAAGTACCAAGTTGGTTAAAGGGTTCAGTAGCAACCCACAGAGGATATGAAACAAAAGCTGGTGAATTATTAAAGTCCATCAGATTAACTCAAGAGCAAATCAATGAGTGGAATGAAGTTGATACTGTTGTTGTTGAAGAACCTGTAGTGGTTGTTAAAGAACCTGTAGAAGAGATTTATTTAAAGTCTAAGACTAAAGCAGAATTGATTAGCATTGCTGAACGTCATGGTTTAGAAGTTAATCCAAAAGATACAAAAGCAGATATCATTTATATCCTAGAAACTTTGGTGTAATATTATTATGAAGATGTTTGAAGTGTTGAATGAGGAGAACTTTCTATTATATGCATCTAGGAATTATAACTCTACTAAATGTATAGATCTTAATGAATTTTATGATGACCTTAATCGCTTCAAACATATTAATAAATTATTAACTAGATATGCTGTTAATGATGACCTGCAAGAAAGATTGTTACTAAATCATACCATTGTCTTATTCAATGTATTCGGTATAGATGCAGCAAGTAAAATGATATGGTATAGAATTAAAGAACAACATTGGTCAGTGATAAAGACTCTTCTTGTTTACTTGAACTATATAAATGAAAAGGATAAAGTTGAAGTACCTCTGGATATAACACTAGTTGAAAGACTTAGAAAGATATGATTTAAACGATTTTAACCTTTATAACATACTGATTACTAACATGAATAATAGTGCTATTTTCACTTAATATCGTTATTAGTACATTGATACCTATTAGTTCTAGTTATAATGCAGTTTAAACGATTATAATATATAACATGTTGATTAATAACCCTATCCCAATTTTCCCTAGTGACAGATCTATTATACTACACTTTTCAATAAATGTCAACCCTTAAAAAACAATTAGGTAAATTATTATGAGCATTATATCAAGAACAGGTGATTTATTTTATGCCTTTAGATTCTTAAAACTATTAGTTACACCTTGGAACAAAACCGAAGCATTTGAACTTGGTGTTATAGATGCAAAAGGTAAAGTACTAAAAAAAGGATCTACCTTAAAAACCCCCGAAGAAAAAACTTCATATACAATATTCCATAGACTAGTCTTTAATATTAAAAGATTAATTGGATTACTACCATACGGTAGAACTAAAATTGCATCATGGGCAACTGCTATTTTCTTGATCAGAGAAGAAACCGGTATGTCCGAAGAAGCAATCCTAAAAGTTCTAAAGAAAATGGATGCTTCCTTTAATGAAAAGGAATTAACAGAATCCTCCACTTGGTATCTTAATGAAAGCAAACAACTGCTACCAGGAATCTATACTTTGCAAACTGAAGGGGTTTCTCCTAAAACTGGTGAAGTAATTGCCTCGAAGGGTACTAACATTAAAGTTAATGAAGCACTAGAACCTGTTGGATATTCTCTTGGGGAACCTATATATAAAGTATATCACCTAAAAACTAAACAAGAAATCTTTATCAACTCTGGAGAAATAATCAAATGAAAGAAGAAGTTGCCTCAAATTCTGTATCCGGTGGTGGTGTAGATATGAATCCTAATGGAAGACCTAAACATAAAGAGTTTAATGTTTCTGCTGATGTGTTTCGTAAGTTTGAAACGGGTAGAATGAAATTCGAAAGATGGTCAAAGTTCCTTGATGAAGAAGATGATAATCAAATGAGTATCAAATTGTACGCCGCTAAGAATAGAGGTCATACTATCATTCTAAGAAATGAAGAAACAGGTGCACTAAGAGCAATTAGACGAAGATCATCTAACGGGTTATGATAAGACTATATGGTGCAATTGCTTTAGTTATGGTTATCCTTGGTTTGGGTCTTGGTTGTAAATATTATTATGACTCTACCCAAGCAACGATTGAACTATTGACCGCTGATAATGCCACTCTAAGTGTTGCAGTGGAAATCCAAGAAGCTACTATAGCAGAAATTAATAGTTCAATAGAATTGAGAGAAGAGGCTTCTGCCGAAATACAAGATCGACTACAGGAATCTGAGGTAATGTTAGATACACTTAGACTCAAACTCACTAACCATAATTTGACTAAAATTGCCATTAAGAAACCTAATTTACTTGAGGATAGAATTAATTCTGCTACCAAAGAACTGTTTAAAAACATCACCGCTGATACTACTACTCAGTAGTAGTTGTACACCATTACCTAAAATTGAAATTAGACAAAGATATTCGAATGGGGGGTATAAGTGTTTCACTTAAATTTGCAGTTATCGAAATGGTATCTTTTCATAATATTGCCCCCACTTTTAGGACAGTGAGGACACTGGACTATTTCTTGAACAAAGCCTTTTAGAGCAGCAGAAATCTTTGCTTTAGTTTCTTCTGATATTTTCTTGTCTTTTTGAGCAGCAGAAATCCTGGCTTTAGTTTCGGGTGACATATTCTTTTTAGAGGCACTCATCTTTTCTTTAGTTTCTTCTGAATGTTTCCTGCCTTTATGAGCAGCAGACATCTTTGCTTTAGTTTCATCAGATATATTTTGTTTAGAGGCAGAAATCCTGGCTTTATGTTCAACTGATAGTTTCCCTCCAGCAGCACCACCATCAAGACCGTTTTCAAGAATGAGATTTGCCCAATCTTTAGATTCTACTATATCATTTTCATTGGAGAACTGTAGTGCGACTTCTGTTATACTGGTGTCGTAATATGGTTCTGATAACCAAAGGGTCTCTATGAATTCTTTACCATGCTTTTTGATGTGATTTGTCCAACGAGTACCAGAACCCTGATACTTATAGGGATCTTTCTTAGTGGTTTTACCGAAGTATTTTAAACCTGTCTTGGAGTGTTGCTTGATATAAAGAAATGTTGGGATAATTTGTGTATATATAGTTGTGCTGGTCATAATGGTTTCCATTGTAGAATGATTAGAGTTACTGGGAATTGTCGTTCCGCGAGTAACACCTTTATTGCTTGACAAAAAGTGAGTAATGTTATAGAATAGTATTTCTAGTGTTATTTATACAAATTTAAATTTAGGGGTTATAGTATGATAAAAATATATGGTGCAATTGCTGTTACTAGTATTGATGGTTGGGGGTAAATATTAATATTATTACGATTCGACCCAAGAAACCATTGAACTATTTAAGAATATTACTGCCGATACTACTACTGTCCCTTAGTAGTTGCTCACTGTTTCAACCTAAAATTGTGACAGTCACTGAATTCATAAAACCAGTGATCACTCCACAAAAACATCCCAAACCCATTAAACTTTCTAAAGTGGAATGGTCAGTGGTGTCAGATAAAAACTTAGAAGCATTCCTAGAAAAATCCAGAAAGATGAATGGTCAAGTTGTGTTCATTGCAATATCAGTAAGAGGATATGAGAATATATCCCTAAATGTGCAAGACATGAAAAGATATATAGATCAACAAAAAGCAATTATTCTTTATTATGAAAAGTCACTAAAATAAAAATATTAGTAGACAAATCCTACTATATAGTATACAATATGTTATTGACTTTAAGAAACTTGATAAAGGAATGAAATGGGAATTAGATTATTAGAACCGAAATCTATTTACACGATAGATTACAAAACAGCAATAGAGTTTGCCAAACAACAATCAGAAATCTTCTGGTTGCCCGATGAAATTGAAGTTGAAAAAGATTTACACGATCTTAAAACCAACTTTACCGAAGCAGAATATCATGGTGTTATTTCTACACTAAAATTATTTACAATCTATGAGTTATCGGTTGGTAATGACTATTGGCAAAATTATGTTAGTAAAGTATTTCCTAGACCAGACATCCAAAGAATGGCAACAACATTTGCCTTTATGGAAATTGGGGTACATGCACCATTCTACAATAGAATTAATGAAGTCCTTGGATTAGATAATGATGAATTCTATACTGCTTATATGGATGATGAAGTATTAAATAATCGTATGAAATGGATCTCTAAGAGAGTTTCTAAACGTGATACGGTTTATAATATTCTGAAGTCTGTTGGTATCTTCTCTATGATTGAAGGTGCTATATTATATTCATCATTTGCTTTCTTGAAACACTTTAATAACAACGGTAAAAATAAACTGGTAAATGTAAATGCCGGTATTAACTTTTCTGCTATTGACGAAACATTGCACTCAGAAGCGGGTGCATGGTTATTCAGAACATTGTTAGATGAAGCAATTCAAGATGGTGTAATTACTGAAGCAGAACAAGTAAAACTTAGACAAGAATTAGAAGATACTACAAGAATTATCCTAGAACATGAAGCAGTGATTATTGGTAAGATTTTTGAAAAGGGTAGTATTAAAGGTATTAGTGATAAACAGTTGATTCATTTCGTTGAATCGAGATTGGACATTTGTTTATCTAACTTGGGATATAAACATATCTTTAACCCTACATATAACCCTATAGCATCATGGTTCTATAAAGATCTTGAGAGTAGTACTCTACATGATTTTTTTAGTTCTCAGGGGTCTGATTATAATAGAGCATGGACAGAAGGAAAATTTGCATGGTGAAAGAGTGTAGCATTTATGAAGAACTTGGTGAAGAACGTAAACAATTACAAGCAGAAGGTAAATTGCCACTTTGGTGTACAACTGCTGCTTGGCAAATGCTTAAAGAAAAATATCTAACACCAGAGTATACAGATCTACAATCAGTTTATACTAGAGTAGCAAAACACGCAGCAACTTATACTAATGATAAACCATATTGGGAAGATACTTTCTTTAACCTACTATGGAGCGGTCATCTAGCAGCATCTACACCCGTTCTATCTAATATGGGTACTGGTATTGGTTGTCCTGTAAGTTGTTCTGGTGGGGTAGTAGGAGATTCTGTATATGATTTCTATGGTGCTCAACAAGAAGCAGCAATACTATCAAAGAATGGATTTGGTACTTCGGGGTACTTGGGTGGGATTAGAGCAAGAGGATCAAATATCAATGGCATCAAAGGTGGTGCGTCTGGGGTATTACCAGTACTTAAGGATTTTATTCAAATGTCAAGAGATATCTCACAGGGTTCTCAAAGACGCGGTGCTTGGGCGGGATACGTTGAGATTGATCATGCAGATTATCATGAATTGATTAATCATATTTCTAAATACCCTGATGATGCTAATGTTGGTTGGATAGTTTCAAATGATTTTATTGAACGATTAGAAGCGGGTGATCCTGATGCTATTGAACGATATCAGAAAGCCATGAAACTTAAAATGATCACGGGCAAAGGATATTTCTTTTTTGTTGATAAGGTCAATAAACAAAATCCTCGGATGTATAAGGATAAAGGTTTTGAAGTAAAAGCATCAAATTTGTGTACAGAAATTACTTTGTATTCTGATAATGATCATACATTTTCTTGTGTGTTGTCTTCAATGAATGGTGCTTTGTATGATGAATGGAAAGATACAGATGCAGTATTTAATGCTACCGTGTTCCTTGATTGTGTTAACCAAGATCTAATTGAAATCGGTAAAAGAACACAGGGTATGGAAAAGGTTGTTAAGTTTGCTGAAAAGAGTAGAGCATTAGGGTTGGGTTTATTAGGGTTTCATACTTATCTACAAGAAAATATGATTTCATTCGAAAGTATGGATGCATATTATAAAAATACAGAAATCTTTAAACACCTTGATTCTGAATCTTTAAGGGCATCTAAGTGGATGGCCGAATCATTTGGTGAACCAGAATGGTGTGTTGGTTATGGTGTTAGAAATACTCATCGTATTGCTATTGCTCCTAACTTATCTTCTGCTCTTATTTGTGGATCTGTTAGTCAAGGTATTGAACCTATATACAAGAATGCTTATGTTCAAAACACATCTGCTGGAAAGGTTGATAGAGTAAATTCGACATTATTAAAGTTGATGAAAGACCGTGATGTATATTCTGTTAAAACTGTCCAAGATATTATTAAGAATAGTGGATCTGTTCAGCATGTTGATTGGTTATCGGAAGAAGAGAAAGAAGTTTTTAAGACTGCCTTTGAAATCTCTCAATTCCAAATAATCACATTGGCATCTGGAAGACAACGATTTATAGATCAAGCACAAAGTATTAATCTGTTCTTTTCTGCTGATGAATCGGAGGCATATATATCATCGGTACATAAGGCTGCGTTTCTAGATCCTTATATAAAAAGTTTATATTATATTAGATCTGAAAGTGGTGTAACCACTAACAAAGATGAATGCATTTCGTGTCATGGATAATATCTCACCTACTATTGAGTAGAAAGAGGTGACCGCTATCGCCCGGTCCACAATAGGCGACCATTAATATACCTAACGAATAAAGGTAAAAAAGGAAATGAGTGATATGGATAAAATAGAACACACATGTAATGCATGTGAAATGGAATATAAAATAAGATCTACTATGGCAGTACTAGAAAATGTTCAAACTAGATACTGTCCTTATTGTGGTACTGAAAATATTGATGATTTAGATTTTGAAGAAGGTTATGAAATTCCTTTGAATGAATCTGATGATGAAGATTTTGAATAATGATTGGTATCACCAGAATACTTTAGTAGAAACATTACCCGATGATTGTGTCGGGTTCGTTTATATGGTGACGAATCTTACCAATAATAGAAAATATATTGGTAAGAAACTTGCAAAGTTTGCTAAGACTAAGTACAAGATGGTGACCTTAAAGGATGGAACAAAGAAACGTAAGAAGATTAAGAGTCAAGTAGAATCTGATTGGAAAACTTATTATGGTTCCAGTGTAGAGTTGTCGTCTGATGTGGTTTCACTAGGAGCAGAAAACTTTACAAGAGAGATATTGTTTTATTGCAAATCTAAGGGTGCATTGTCGTATGTAGAATTAAGGGAACAGATTTTCCGTGAAGTATTATTACATCCTGATCTATGGTATAATGGAATAGTACAAGCGAAGATCCATAGAAATCATGTAAAAGAGTTGACTTTGCCTTGAATGTGAGTTATAATAAGTCTTACAAAATAAAAATGGAAACATATTATGATTATTATAGATTTCTCAGCAATTGCTATTGGCAATGTTGTTGCTCAAAAACTAACAAAGGAAGACGATATCCGACATACAATTCTGAATTCACTCAGAATGTATAATAAAAGATTCCGTACCGAATATGGTCAAATGGTAATTGCTATAGATTCTTATTCATGGCGTAAAGAGATTTATCCTGAATATAAATTTAAACGGGCTTCGGCAAGAAAAGAATCACCTATTGATTGGAAAAGTATCTTTGTGATTATTGATAAAATTAAACTTGAATTAAAGGAGAACTTTCCTTATAAGGTTGTAGAGGTTGATAGATGTGAGGCAGATGATATTATTGGTGTATTAGCATTAGATACCCAAGAGTTCGGACAACATGATAAAGTGATGATTGTATCCGGTGATAAAGATTTCATTCAGTTACATCAATTCAACAATATCAGACAATATAGTCCTATCACAAAGAAATTTATACAGAACCCAGATCCTAAAGCATATCTACTAGAACACTTATTAAAGGGTGATTCAAGTGATGGTGTGCCAAATGTATTGAGTCCTGATAATACATTTTCTGAAGGTATCCGTCAAAGTCCAATGACACAAAAGAAGATTGCAAAGTATACAATTGACAATCTTGATGATATGCATACTATTATGGAAACAGAAACATATAGAAACTTCTGTAGAAACCGTAAGATGATTGATCTAACACAGATACCTAAAGATCTTGTGTCAAATATCCAAGAAGAAGTTGCTAATGTGAAAGTTAGTAGTAAGTTAAAGGTATTAAATTATCTTATAAAGAACCGTTGTAGTTTATTAATCGAATGTGCAGGAGAATTTACGTGATACTAATGATACACGAGGTATTAGAGAAAGCAGTCTTATTGAAGACTAAAAAGGCAAAGATAAAATTTTTAAAAGAGAATAATACACTAGCATTAAGAGACATTCTAAGAGGTTCATTTGATGATGGTATTGTATTTACTTTACCTAAAGGATCACCACCATTTAATCAAGATGATGCTCCTGTTGGATATTCTAGAACCACACTACAACATGTGACAAATAGATTTTCTTATTTTGTTAAGGGTGGTAAAGGTGATGCTTTACAAAGACCGAAAGTTGAAAGAATGTTTATTGAGATCCTTGAAGGTGTTCATGTAAAGGAAGCAGAGTTAGTTATTCTAATGAAAGATAAGAAACTGACTAGTGTGTATAAAGGTATTACAAAGTCTTTAGTTAACGAAGTCTTTCCAGAATTGATTAAGCAGTAAATATATTATGCCAACCCATGCAACAAGGAGTAAAAGTTTTCTCAGTTAAATCATTTTAAATACAGTAAAAATATATACAGGAAACTGAATATGTATGGACCTCAAGTAGAAAGATTAAAGAGGGATTCTAGGGAACTAGGATACTTTATGCGGAGATTAGAAAAACGTGGTGAAAACAAAAAGGCATTCGATCTTCAAAAGAAGAGAGAGTACCTTGATTCTAGAATTGAAGACTTGGAGGATTTCTTTCTAGGAGCGTAAATAAGTCTTGACAATCTTGCTATTGTATAGTATAATATATTTTCAGTAGTAAGATTGTCTTAAAACCTAATAGAGGATATGAATGCCAACCTATATGTTTAAGAATATAAACACTGGAGAAATCACAGAAAAGTTTATGAAAATATCAGCAAGGGAGATTTACCTAGAGGACAATAAAGATCAAGTAGCATATATTGCAGTTTCACCTCATATAGTTCATGAACTAGGGGGTGTATTATCAAAAACTTCAGATGGTTGGAATGATGTTCTAAAGAAAATCAAATCAGGTTCTGGACAAGGCAACAGTATTCATACAAAAAACTAATAATGAATAGTAAATCAACTAAAATAAGATTAGAAAATCTAACATCTTTAGAACCTCTTACCGAGAATCAAGGGAAAGTGTTCCGAGCATATAATAGTGGAATGAATCTTTCTTTGAATGGTTCTGCTGGTACTGGTAAAACCTTTATTGCAATGTATCTGGCACTAGAAGAAATTCTGGATAAAGATACACCATATGATAAATTGGTTATTATCAGATCCGTTGTTCCGATTAGAGATATTGGTTTCTTACCAGGAACAGAAGAAGAAAAGCAAGAGGTTTATACAGCACCTTATAGAGGTATTGTAAGTGAACTCATAGAAGAACCTAATGCTTGGGATGCTCTTGTAAATCAAGGGGCAATAGAGTTCACATCAACATCATTCATACGGGGTATTACATTAACCAATGCTATTATCATTGTCGATGAAATGCAGAACCTAAATTTTCACGAACTAGATTCTGTTATTACCCGTATAGGGGAGAACTGTAGATTTATAATGTGTGGCGATTATTATCAATCTGACTTCTCTAAAGATAAAGATCGAGATGGAATTTTAAAGTTCATGTCTATTATTACTAACATGAAATACTTTGAAACTGTGGAATTCACATGGGAAGACATTGTTCGTTCAGGTCTTGTACGTGAATATATTATGACTAAAGAACACCTAGGAATTAAATAAAATATTATGTCAAAAAAACTAGCAAAATACGATTCTAAAAATAAATTTAAAGATGAAATAAAACGCAACACTCCTAAGAAGATGCGGGATCCTTCTGATAAAAATAAGGAAAAGTATAATAACCAAAGTGCCTTATTAAATTATGAAATTATTTGAAAAACTTGATATAGATTTTGGTTATCAAGATCTAGATGTTGTATATAATGGTGGTGGTAGAAAATACAAGACACCTGACGGTACTTTGTATCCTTCTGTCACTACTGTATTATCAATACTAGGTCGTGATAGTATTGAGGCATGGCGTAAACGAGTAGGAGAAGAAGAGGCAAATAAAATATCTTATCGTGCTTCTACTCGTGGCACTGCTGTCCATTCTATTATAGAACAATATGTAAAGAACAATCCTGATTATAGAAAAGGGTTCATGCCTAATGTAATACAATCTTTCTTAGCAGTGAAAGATATCCTTGATACTAGAATGGGTAAAATATATGGTCAAGAGTTTGCTCTATACTCTGACTATTTAAAGTTAGCGGGTCGTGTAGATTGTGTGGGTGAATTCGATGGTGTTATGTCTATTATAGATTATAAAACATCAACTAAACCTAAAAAGGAAGCATGGATATCTAATTATTATATTCAAGAAGCCGCGTATGCTATTATGTGGGAAGAAAGAACTGGGATACCTATTACACAACTAGTAACAATTATTGCAGTAGATAACGCACCAGCACAAGTGTTTATTGAACATAGAGATAATTGGGCGCCCCAATTATTAGACACTATTGAAATGTATAACCAAGAACATTGTATAAATACTAATAGTTAATAATAAATAATAAATAGGATAACTAGTATGGATGATAAAATCACAAAGTCACAACTTAATGTCATAGAGAAATCTCTTGATAAAATATTCGACCAACTTGGAGTTGATGTTGTGTTTACTAAACATTTCTTTGATAGATTAAATGATGCAAGAAATAAGAAACAGATTACACCCGATGAATTGGTGGGCATATATAAAGATCTGTATAAGAAGTTTGGTAAAAAAATATCTAAAGTTGGTGGTGGTAAAGAGGTTGAAGAGTTAGTGAAATCAATGAGTACTGATATTAACATCCCAGTTCATATTGAATATGATAAAAAGAATAAAGAAGTAAATCTTGTTGCTAAAACAGTAATGAGAAAAAAAGGTTTTAAAACTGGTGATAAAGTATTAGCAGTTGAAGGCATGTTAGGATTTAAAGATTTTATAATAGAAGGTCAATACGAAATGATGATGCGTAATGGACAAGTCCGTAAGTTCATTGCTAAAGATGATGCTGATGCTAAACGCATTGGTAAAGGACACAATGCCAAGAGTGTTATTCGACTAGTAAAGGGAATGCCTGTCAAATTAAAGGAATCTGTCAAGACAGTCGATGATTGAGGTATGTTAGGATTTAAAGATTTTTATAAAAACTAAAAAGTGAGATAAATTATGAAATTTGCACCATTGAAAAAGAATGTATTAGTAGCAAACATTGAACGTGTAAAAACAACATCATCAGGAATTATTATTGAAGGTACTTCTGGTATGTCTGATAATGAAACTGGTAGAGTGCTTGAGATTGGATCAGAAGTGAATGAGGTTGCTGTGGGTGATGAAATCTTATTAGATTGGGCAAAGAGTACACCAGTGAAAGTTGATGGTGAACAACGTGTCGTTATCTCTGAAGAGTTTATCATAGCGGTTATACAAAGGTAAATTAAATATACGGCAATGATTGAAGTCGATAGGACTGGGGATGCTTGGTCGAAGATATCCTAATTTATGAAATATAAAATACTAAAGATTGCTAAGAGTGATATCAGAAAGAAGTTATTAGCTTTCGGTATGACACCATATACTATTGTTGAGGTTATAAGAGTAGCACCTTTAGGAGATCCTATTGAGGTGATGGTTCGTGGTTGTTTTATAAGTATCCGTGCAAGTGAATGGGATACATTAACAGTTGAAGAAACTTAATTATAAGATAGGATATAATATGGGAAGTGAAAGTATAGGGATGATTTTGGGATCTGATCAAAAGTCCAATAGTTTTTTAAATAGACCTTTAGGTGGAGCACTTCACGAGTTTTATCTATTAGGTGAAATAGCAGAAGCATCTGAGTATATTGATTGGTTTGATACAATCAGAAATGCTGTTAAGGGTGATATCGTTAGGATACATATCAATTCGTTTGGTGGTGATTTATTCACTGCTATTCAAATGATAAGATCTATTCAAGAAACAGAAGCAAGTGTCATTTGTTCTGTTGAAGGTGCTTGTATGTCTGCTGCTACAATGATATTTCTTCAAGGTTCTAGTTATGAAGTATCAGATCATTCTATGTTTATGTTCCACAATTATTCTGGTGGTACTATTGGCAAGGGTGGGGAAATGTATGATAATATTATACACGAAAAGAAGTGGTCAGAAAAACTATTAAGAGAGATATATGAAGACTTCTTAACTGAAGTTGAAATCGAATCTATCCTAAATAATAAAGATATTTGGATGGATTCTGATGAAGTTATTGCTAGACTAAATTTAATCAATGAATTGTATAGTGAAGATAATGAAGAAGAAGGTGATAACATGTTCGATGATTTTGATGATGATTTCATTGAAGAAGAAGAAGAAGTTAAACCTAAAAAATGTTGTGGGAAACTAGATGATAGATGATATATTCGATTTTGGATTTACCGCTGTAGATGAGGCAGAACTTGATATTGTGCAACAAGCAACTAATCAAGTTCTTAAAACCGAAAGTACAGCATTAGATCTACAAACTAAAATTGATGCACTATACAATGCTGTGGTGCCATTACTTAATAATCTCAAAAAGAACCCTGAAAAGGAATATATACTATGGCCGAATCGTTTAGAAAAGGTAGAGCAATTTGAAACACATTTACTAAAAATTTATAAAGGTTAGTTATGACAAAAAGTTGGCATGGGGGAAAAGGAAGTTCCCCTAGAAAACAAAGTGACCGAAAACAATTCGAAGACAATTGGGATAAAATCTTTGGTAAAACCGAAGAACCTAAACCTGAAGAATCTAAAATAGAGGATGATGTATCATGAGTAAATTCAAGTTAAGTAGAAGGTCTAAGAAGAAACTGATTGGGGTAGATGAAGGATTACAAAGTGTTGTAAAAAGAGCAATAGAAATAACTGAAATAGACTTTGGTGTAACTGAGGGTGTAAGGTCACTTGAAAGACAGCAAAAGTTATTTGATAGAGGTGCAAGCAAGACAATGAGAAGTCGGCATTTAACAGGAATGGCAGTTGATCTTGTTGCGTACATAGGAACAGAGGTTAGGTGGGATTGGCCTTTATATCATAAACTGGCAGATGCTATGAAGGTTGCTGCTTCAGAACTTGGTGTTGAAATCGAATGTGGTGCCGATTGGAAAAACTTTCCGGATGGACCACATTTTCAAATAAAACACTAATTTAAAATTATTCGCTTGACATCACCTCAATACTATAGTATAATAGTATTTTGAAATGGGAATATATATATTTTATGAGTAAAATTACAGATTATATCATTGACATGGAGCAAGATTCACTTGTTCTATCATACGTGGAGTTCGTTGAGAAATACGGATCACACCACAATCAACAGGCATATCAAGAAATGAGAATACCCGTTCTTCTTCTAGAGGGACAGGATAATCTTACTGTTTCACAAAATGGAAATAAGAGTTGACTTTTAAAGGATGATATGCTATAATTATAACATAATCAATAATTAGGAGAGCGATGAATTTTAAATGTGACGACAATTTTAAAAGTGATGTAAATTCAAAGATTCAAAAATTTACACAAAGCGATGTTATAGATTCTAAAAATAGTATACTAGAAATAACATCAAAGGGTTCGTTAAAATGCAAACCAACTAGAGATCTAACAAGAGAATTATATAATGAAGAATCGTATTGACTTAATAAGAAACGCAGTGAATAACCTAAATTCAAAATCTGAGTTTAAAACTAAACTAACATCAAAGAATAAACTTCCAAGAACATCCAAGGCATATAAGAACTTCCTAAAGTCTGAAATGACTATTAATAATAACTTAGCGAAGTTAGATGTGAACCATAATGTTTGGAAAGATTCTGAATCTTTTGCAAAAACCCATTATAGTGATGTATATAATGAAACAACTAAAATTGACAATGAGTGGAACTGATATGAATGACTATAGAAACCTTTTAAAATCTAACATATGCGAGGTAACCTTTACTAAAGTTGATGGATATACAAGGGTAATGACCTGTACACTTCAAGCAGAAGCAATCCCTGAAGATAAAAAACCTAAAGGAACATCAACTAGAAAAATGTCTGACGAAACCATTGCGGTTTATGACATTATTACTGAAGATTGGAGATCATTCAGGATAGATTCTGTGACGGAGTTTAAAGTTCTAAAATAAGGAAAATAAGTGTTGACATGGATGTCGATTTAGGTTATAATTACCTATACTTTAAAAAGATAGGAAATAAATATTATGAACAGTGAAAACAAAAAAGATTTAACAAAGACCTTTGAATGTAGTTACAAAGATCTACCATTAGATGACAACGATGATTATGATCTTGAAGCATTTACACCACAACAACTAAGCGATTTCTATTGGGACAACCCTGAAGCAATTCCTGACTAAAATAAAACTTGACATCTAGTTCTAGATAAGGTATAATTAGTCTTACTTAATTGAGAAATACAGGAAATATATTATGAATGAAGATGAATATTACGAATACGAAGTTTATCGTGAAGAATTTAATCAAGACGAAATCGATTTGATTATAGATTATGATGATATATCAGATGATGAAAAATAAAACTTGACATCTAGTTCTAGATAAGGTATAATTAGTCTTACTTAATTGAGAAATACAGGAAATATATTATGGCTATTGTTAAAAAGAAGAAAAAGGTTGTTACCAGAATCAAAACTGGTTTAGCGGGTGCTCCTACCGATACCTTTGAAAAATTTAAAAGGTATATTCATACCGATATTGATAAGAAAGTGATATCAACTATTATAAAAGATTATATCCATCAAACCTGTTCTAAGGAAGATCAAAAATATATTTCAGCATGTCCCGAATATGTATTCACCATGAATACTCATATTGCAGCTTGTATCCATTGGAAATATGCTTTGAGTAATACATTTAAACCAAGAACAGTTAAAAACGGCACAAAGGATATTGAAATATTTTATGATGGTGATAAAGCGATATCAAACTTTTTAATCTCATCTATAATAAAAGGTAAATCCCTTATCAAAGAAACTACTATTGATGCAAAACCTATTATTGTAATAAGTCCTAAAGAAAGACTATTGAATAAAATCAATAAAACCGTGATGATTGATCTAGACACTATAGAAGATTCTTGGATTGATAATAAAAAGGATGTATCTAAACTAGATCTATATACAGCATTTAAGGGTCATGGTTTAACTGGAGCATCTGTGCCTCCTGTAAGAGCAAGACTTATGACTTGGTTATCTGAATATTCAGATGCCTTTAATAATACATGTGAACAAGCTGTTGAAGGGTATTCACATATTATAAGAAGAATTATCAGAAAGAGAATTGATATTATTAACGTAATGTTAGGGGATTTGGATAAAGTATTATCAGCATCTAAGGCAGTTCGTAAAACTAGAGTGGTAAAACCTAAATCGGTTAGCAAACAATTGGAGAAACTTAAATATCAAAAAGAGAGTTTGGAATTTAAAATATCATCTATCCAAGTTAGTTCCATCATTGGTGCAATGAGATTGTTTGTATTCAACTCTAAGACTCGTGAAATATCAGAATATGTTTCTACGTCCTCTAAGGGGTTTGAAGTTAAGGGTACAACATTACAGAACGTGAGTGATGTGTCAAGGAAAACTAAGTTAAGGAAACCGGAAGAGTTCTTAACAATTGCACAAAAGAAAACAATTAAACAAATTGATACTGCATGGAAATTATTGACAACAAAGGTTAGTGTTCCAAATGGTAGAATTAATTCCGATACTATAATTTTAAGGGTGTTTGCATAATATGATGATGTTTAATATGTCTACAAATATGGTTGAGCAGATTGAAAAAGATTTAGAATTGATACCATTAACACCAAAGGAATTCTCTTATATGGTAGAAGAGAAAATCTTAAAAGGATATGATTATATTGCTGCGTGTGTTTATATCTGTGATGAGTTAGAGTATGAGATCACAGAGATTTCTAAATTGATTACACCATCTTTATTACACAAGATTGAAGCAGAAGCAGTTTCTAATAGATTACTTAGATCCAATTCTCACATTCTACCTTTATGATCGAACCATTTACATCGTTCAGGTTATATCAATCTATAAAGTTACATTTCGACTCTGACTCGTATGATTGTATTAAGTATCACTTCAAGACCTCAACAAAACCAGAAACATTCTGGAAGAGGAAGGATAAATATTTCTTTGCTAAGATAGGAAAGCAATTTGATGATACAGATGATTTGATTGGTTATTATGCTTCACAGTTTGTTGCTGATAACAAATGGATAGGTGATATGATAAACGATGAAGCAGTGTTTAAAGATTGGCAAAGGAGAACACAATCATTAGCATATAACTTTGAACAGGATATATGTAAACTTGAAAGCACGGCAGGATCATTTGATAAATTATTTGATTGTTCTAACGGACATCCTGTTGTGATAACATCTTTGATATCAGAAGAGATATCAATTGAAACTGTAGTGATACTAAATCACATAACAAAGTTTTTATCTAAAGCAGATAAAGAGATTACAGAAACCATTGTGTGGCCAGATATATCAAGGAAGATTCGTAAGTACGGATCATTCATCAATATTGATAATAATAAATTTAAAAATATTATACTTAAAGTTTTCTCGTCATAGCGATGAAATCTTAGATTTGCAGTTGTCGAAATGCCATCTTTTCATAAGGCTAAGGCCCCCACTTTTGGAACAGTGTGGGCAATGGACTATTTCTTGAGCAACACCTTTATTAGCAGCTGACAACTTTGCTCTAGTTTCGTCAGATATATGATTTTTAGCAGCAGACATCTTTGCTTTGGTTTCGTCAGAGCGTTTACTGCCAGTATTAGCATCAGATATCTTGGCTTTAGATTCTTCGGAATGTTTCTTGCCTGTATTACCAAATCCACCATCAAGACCATTTTCAAGAATGAGATTTGCCCAAAGATTGGATTCTACTATGTTGTTTTCAATAGATAACTGTAGTGCAATTTCTGTGATGTTGGTGTCGTAATATGGTTCAGATACCCAAAGGGTTTCAACGAATTCTTTACCATGCTTTTTGATATGTCGTTTCCAATGTAACCCTGATCCTGGATATGTATAGGGATCTCTAGTAGTTTTACCAAAGTATTTCTTACCAGTTATGGAGTGTTGCTTGATATAAAGAAATGTTGGAGTGATTGGTGTATAAATAGTTGTGCTGGTCATGGTAGTTCCTTACTGTAGAATGATTAGAGCCAATAGATGTTCGAGCATCGTGATTGGCATTTTTATTGCTTGACAAAAAGTGATTATTGTTATATAATAGTCTTTCTATAGTGTTATTTATACAAATTGAAATTTAGAGAAAGAAGTGAAAATAAGTGTTGACAATCTTACTACTGTATAGTATAATAGTATTTTAGTTAGTAGACAGAGGAGGTAAATTTAGATGCAGTATGTGTGAATAATTCAGTGTTACAAATAATTCAGTAAATAATTCAGTAAATAATTCAGTAAATATAAAAGGAAAATAATATGTCGTTTGATTCATTAAAAAGAAACCGTGCTAATATATCATCATTAACTAAAGCAGCAGAAGCTGCTGGTGGTGGTGAAAAGAAAAACTATGCGGATGATAGACTTTGGAAACCAACAGTTGATAAAGCTGGTAATGGTTATGCAGTATTTAGATTTCTACCAGCACCTGAAGGTGAAGATCTCCCTTGGGTAAGTTATTTTGATCATGGGTTCAAAGGTCCATCTGGTCAATGGTATATCGAGAATTCATTAACATCAATTGGTCAACAAGATCCAGTTTCAGAAGCAAATACAATCTTATGGAATACTGGTCGTGATGAAGATAAAGCAATTGCTCGTGATCGTAAAAGACGTTTACATTATATGTCTAATATCATGATTGTTTCTGATCCAGGTAACCCCGCTAACGAAGGTAAAATATTCTTATACAAATATGGTAAAAAGATTTTCGACAAAGTTATGGATGTTATGCAACCACAATTTGCGGATGAAACACCACTAAACCCATTCGATTTCTGGGAAGGTGCAGATTTCAAGTTGAAGATTCAACAAGTTGCGGGATATCGTAACTATGATAAATCAGAGTTTTCGGCAGCATCTGTGTTTAATGAAGATGATGCTAAACTTGAAGTAATCTATAATGGGTTATATAAATTAGGAGAGTTTACAGATCCAGCAAACTATAAATCGTATGATGAATTGAAAGCGAAACTAGCAAGAGTCTTGGGTGAAGAGGGTGCTACAAGATCAACAGCAGAATCTATTTCATTAGATGAAACTGCAACACAACCCAGTTTCAAAACAGAGTTCGCTAAACCAACAGCATCTGTTGCTGAGGAAGCAGAGGATGAAACAATGAGTTACTTTCAAAAACTAGCATCAGGTGATGGTGGTAGTTAGAGATAGATAACAAGGTATAGTAGAAAGGGGACTTAATTGTCCCCTTTTTTTTCTTTCTAATATCCAGTGTTCATAAACGACAATTTCACCATATCATCTGGAGTAATTCCACTAGAAACAACGGTGGATGAATTTGTCACATTAGTAGTAGCATTACTATTTGAAGTCCAACCACCTGGAGCAACAACGATATTGTTACTTTCTTTATCTGCTTCTGCTTTTTCATTGATATTTTCATTGGTTCTTGTATATACTCCAGAGTCAGGTGTTTCTAACTTTTCAACCACAGGTTCATCACTACTACTACTACTAAAGAAATTACCGATACTTGATAAGATACCACCACTTTCCTTTTCAGGGGATTCTTTAACTAAAGATGCAGATTTTTCGGTTGATTTATCTGTTACTGTAGAATCAAGCGGTTCCTTTTTAGCGTTTTCTTTCCTATAATGTTTGTTTCCCCATTTTTCAGTTTTAGCCAACTCAGCAGCATTTTTAGCTTTAACACGAGAATCCATATCTTTAGGCATGGTAAACCCACCATCAAAAGGATTTTCTTTAGTAAATTCGTAGGATTCCTTTTCTTCTGGTGTTAATAATGCAACCTTTTCTGCTTCTGCTTTATCACGTGCATCGTTTCTAGCCTTTGCTATCTTTTGATTTTTAGTTAATTCCTTTCCTTCGATTACCAGTTGACCAGCAAGGAATTTTCCGTCTTTTACACCAGCATCTTTAAGTTGTTTTGCTTGATCGTCTCTTACACGTTTACTCTCTTTCCTTCTATCGTTAGAATTTCTCTTTCCTTCTCCTCTGAATCCATTAGCTCTGTCATTAGATAGTTTTTCCTCCTTTGACAATGGTTCAGTTTTCTTTTCTTCTTTCTTTTTTTCTGTTACTTTAGTTTCTGTAGATCCGAAACCTAGAAAACTAGCAAGTTTACCAAAACCTGGTATGGCTTTTGTTAATGCTCCAATAAAATCAAAATCAAAAACCGATGTGATAAATGATACAACACTATCCATTAATCCACTAATGGTATCCAATATCGTATCTACAACATTCTGGAATATATCAGTGAAACTAAACGAATCTAATAATTCAGAAAATTTCTCAAAACCTAATGCACTAGCAACCCAAGAAACCAAGTCTTTAATTAAATCTGGTATAAACCCATAAATTTTAGCGGGAAGTTCACTTATCAGTGTTCCTATATTTTGAAATATATTTGAAAATGATTCTATTATAGGACTAAAAAAGTTCGATATAGAGGTTCCTATTGATGCAAATATATTACCAAACCAATCAAATGCGTTGCCAATACCATTTTTAATGATATCCTGAAAACTAAACGAATCAAGAGATTTAGAAACATCATCAAAACCGAAAGCACTTGCTACCCAAGATATTGCATCTTTTAATAGATCCATTGGGTACCCTATCATTGTAGCACCAAGCCCTGATATAAATGCTTTGAATGTTTCCATAATAGAACCAGTTTCTTCAAAGGTCTTAAAGGCATCATTGAATGCATTATATAATGATTTTATTGCTAATCCAATAGCAAGTGCTGCTCCTACTATCAATAATGCTGGTACTAACATTGGAGCAATAGCCGCTAATATAGGAGCAAGAGCAGCACCTATAGAAGAGAACATTCCCATCATACCAGGAATAAAACTGGTCATCATAAAAGCTTTAGCAGCAGACATTGCATTTTTAAGAAGGTTCCACCCCTTACCAGCAAACTTCGTAAGACCTTTCAAGAAACCTTTAAAGTCTGCTATCCTTTCAGGTAACCACTTCATCTGCATAAAAGTTCTTACTGCTGTAACAGCCACCTTTAACGCTTTAAATCCTGATATAATTTTACCACCAAACTTCAAACCAATTCCTAATATTATACCAGAAAGTATTCCTGCATGTTTCCAAATCAACTCTAAAGCACCGCCAATATCGCCTTCAACGATTTTATTAATTGCTTTAAACATATCAACGACAAAATCAATAGCACCATTTATAATTTTAATGAATGTTTCTGGGCTAAATAATAAAAGTGCTATCCCAGCAAGACCTGCAAGCAGTCCACCTTTAGACTTTAAACTTTCACCAAGTGATTTTAAACCATCAGACATTCCTTTGGTATTTTCTTTAATCTTATTCCATATTGATGCTTGTGATTTTAATTTCTTTTCAGATTCTCTACGTTGTTCTTCACCTTGTGCTAATTTACCAAGTGCTTCTAGTGTTTCACTCGCAGATTTCTTTTCTTCATCAGATGAACTAGGATTCTCTAATATTGAACTAACATCAGCAAATTGACTGGCAAGTTCAAGTGAATTTTCATTTGAATCTTTGTTTAGTTTTTTAAGTTTAGCACCCAAATCTCCCTTAGACAACGAAACCTGTAATCCCTCATTTTGTGCTTCTAGGGTTTTAGTTAAGTTCTCTAAAGATTTATTTTCAAAAGATTTTAATTTCTTTTCAGATTCTCTACGTTGTTTTTCACCTTGTGCTAATTTACCAAGTGCTGCAAGTGTTTCACTAGCAGATTGTTTTTCTTCATCAGATGAACTAGGATTCTCTAATATTGAACTAACATCAGCAAATTGACTGGTAAGTTGTCTAGAATTCTCTGTAGTATTAGCATTTAGATCTTCAAGTTGTTTACTTAAACCATCCATAACCAAATTGGTGTCTAATATTTTATTTTGTGCCTTTAGAGATTCTGTTAATTTATTTATTGGACTGTTTTTTTCTGCTTCCTTCTGTGCCTTTTTAAGTGCTGCCTCATTCCTTCTAGCAAATTCACCCATAGCATTAACATTCATAACTGAAGATGCTTGAATTTCTTCTGTTACTTCAGAATCACCCTCTTTCCAAACATCATTTAGTTTTTTAAGTTCAGATGTAACAGCATCAACATTCAAAGAAGTTTTTAACGCTTCAGTTTGTTGTTCTATTGCATCTGTTATATCATTATCCTTTGCCATTATTTTTTACCTGTTTTGAGATTTAATTCGGTCGTTTTCTTCTTTAATATATTGTACTAATAACATAAGATATATCTCCCTTTCCCAAGGGATCATTGAATCCAATTCAGATAAAGAATATTTATGATGTTGCATTAGAGAAAAATTAGTCTTATAATAATTCTCTAATGAATCATGTGACATGCATACTAAAAAAAACTTTGTAGACCTTCCAACACTACAGAGTTATCTTCACCACACGATACACATTTGAAGTCAATGTCATGTTTTAGTTTTGGCATATCATCAAAATACTCTGATATCTTCACAAATTGTGTTGAAGTTAATGATTCTAGAAATGCTAGTAGATTTGCTGGAGTTTCATCTTGAGCAAGATATACACTTTCTTTATCGTAAATAGATTCAATAGAAGATACTACTGCTCCCATTGCATTATCTCTGTCATCATTTTTAGATGATAATTGTTGCTTGATACCCTTCACGGTAGGATATTTTAATACAATTCCAATTTCATCTGTTAATTGAATCTTCTCAGATCCTTTCATTTCACCCGACACTTTAACTTTGTCTAGATTGATTTCTATTTCATTCTTGGTTTCGCATGAAGTACATTTGACACCAATCTTAGCAATTTCGCCAACTGATTTAGCACGAATCTTTAAGAAGATATATTCCATATCAAACATAGGAAGTTTATCAACATTTACTTTGCCGTCAGTGCAACCAGAAATGACATCACGTAATGCTGTTATCATTTGCTTTTGATCGTTAGTTTCAATGCCCATCATAAGAATCTTTTCTTCTTTGACTAGGTAAGGTCTGTATTCAATTTCTTCTTGTGTACTAGGTATAACCAATGTATATTTTGGTGTATTAATTCTAGGTAATGCCATTATATTCTCCTGTAATAATAATAATATTGTATTCTTTATCCAATCAAGTTTGATAAACCCGTTGATGCTCTATTAGTTATAGACGTAATTCCTGTGTTAACTTCACCAATAATATCGTCAAGAAACCCAACTCCTGTTGATGGTGTTGTGATACCACCAAGACCAGTATTACCACCCGCCAATATATCTTTTACTCCTTCTGAGATAGGTGATGTTATAGATGTGACAGTTGAAGTTATATTTTCTTTGATGGCATTAATAGTAGAATTCAACGAATCATCCAATGATGTTTGAATACCCTGTTTAACGGAGTCTAGATCAAATTCAACTTGGTTTGGGATATCACCAAATGGACTATATGGTAATGATGCGATGTTAGGATTCGGTATTGATAATGCATCCCCAAAATCTGCTGTAGATGAAACCTGCTCAAAGTTACTTCCCTTAGTTGTAAAATTATCAAAGGTCATCACAATGGTTAACTTAGATAATGCACCATCACTAACACTTAATGGTGTTATAGCCATTGATATAGGAAATGCCTTATGTAACATCACTTGATGGATTTCATTGTTATTTAGATCAAGTTGTGATATTGTCATTGGCATAGCATATTGATCTCTATATCCAACAAATCCGGATACATCATTTACAACATGTTTCATCCATTTTTCAAAGATACGGTATATATAAAAATCATTTGTGACATAGAATGTAAGTGTTACATCATCATTGATAAATGTATAAGGTCGTTTAATTTGACCACCAACAGGAGCAAACTCATTAGTTGATATACTTCTTCCAGGAAGTGTTACACTTTCACATAAAGCATTTACTGATACAGTATCGGGTTGAACCGAAGCAGGTCCTGAAAAGGTTATAGCAAAATAGTTCGCTCTTGCTATACCTTTATGTTTATTAATCTGAGCAGATAAATCTGCTATAGGATTCTTGAATTTCATTATTATCCTCGGATAGTTTTTCTTGAGTCACGCCAAACTGTTGACTGCTTAGCTTTCTTAAACATGGCTACTGGCAAAAAGGTCGCTAGTTCCCATTCAGGGGGTTCTACTCGTACCACTGATGCTTCTATATGTGAGAAGAGATATCTTTTATAACAAGGTTTAAAATACTTAAACTTTGCGGCCGAGGATAATAATCCATAAGACAGTTTCATCTTAGTAGATTCATCATAACGTTTATTATTAACAGTCATTAATAAACTATCCAATAACTTTGCCCTTAATACTGGTGGAACATAATGTAAGTTGATACCATAAAAACCACCATCAGCGGGTGCAACCATAACCACTAATGGAAAATTATCATAGTAAGGTAATGTCTTACGTAATTTTGGATCATAAAAGAACATATACATAGATCCAATTCTTGGTCTATTCATCTTCTTTAAATTTGGATCTTTTAGTATAGATCTTCTATTAAAATCTTTAATGTTCTTTAATTTATCCATGAACCATTTACGTGATTCTGCGGTGCGTGGTGCAATACCTGATCTAAATGCTTCTTTCTCATATTTATCAAATAACGAATCTGCCATAATTTATTTCCTAGTAGGGGTTGACATTTGTAATAAAGTGTAGTATAATAGATCTGTCACCGGGGAAAATTGGGGATACTATTATCCTTTAAGTAATATTTTTATACCTAAACCTGTTAAAGTATCTTCCGTCCATATTTCGAAGTGATATCCTCTATCTTGTGCATACTTTGTTGCTGCTTTCCATTTACACTCATTCTTGATATAAGTCATACATTCATTAATATATCGTTTAGTTTGTCTTGCTGGTTTCTTTGGTGGTATTGTCTGGCACTTTGGTTTAATCTCTACAAGTAATATTCTACCATTAGAGAACTTAATCTTTAAATCAATAAAGTATCTATGCATCTTATTATCAGTCTTACATCTATAAGGTACTATAGTTTCTTCTGATTGCCATCCAATAATATCTTCACGTCCCTCACACCATTTAAATGCTTGTCTTTCCCAAAGTGATCTATAGGTAACAGATTTATAATCACCAAGATATTTTTCTGGTTTCTTAACCTTATATTTACCTTTGTGAGTTTTAAATGCCATAATAATATCCCTTAAATCATTGTATATAAATAACTATATTACTATTTATAACGGATTCAATTTATGGCAAACTTAACATATCCAAGAAATTTATCAGAGTCTAAAGCAAACTTTGTAACATTTAAAGCCCTTGGTAAAGCAAAGGGTGATATGATTGGATCTGTAACTTTATATTGTCCTTCAAGTTTGGTTAGTGCTGCGGGTGCATCCTATGGCACATTTGATATGGGGATGTTCGGTGATATGGGGGATTTGGCTGGTAAAAATGCTGATCAACTTGCATCGAAACTTAAAGGGAAAACGGCAGCACTTGAACAGTCACCAGAACTAAAAGCATTACTTGCGGGTCAAATGTTAAAATCATCGGGAGTTCCTGGTGTAGATAAAATTGGTGATGTTTATAAAAAGGAAAACGGTATTGCTATAAACCCTAATACTGTCACAACATTTCAGAATATGACAATGAGAGCAAACACCTTTCAATTCAAACTTGTTGCGGATAGTCAAGCAGACTCTGTTCTTATCAAAAATATACATGAATTCTTCAGGAAACATATCTATGCTGCTTCACAACCTGGTAATAATACTATTTTATCATACCCGCCCAAATGGGAAATAAAGTTTCATAAGCATGATGGTCAAGTTAATAAATTTATTCCACAAATCTATGAATCATTCCTTGTTGGTTGTAACTCAACGTTTAATGCATCAACAAACTTAACATTCTCTGATGGTGCTCCTATTGAGGTTGATCTGACTTTATCATTCCAAGAAACTAAAGTTCTTAGTCAGGGTGATATTCAATTATTAATGCAATATTAAACTATATAAGGGTTAATACATGTCAAATTTCTTTAAAAACTTTCCATTATCACCTTATGATTTTGGTGATAATAATAATAATAAAAATATTATCATTGATTTGTTTAAACATGTCAAGGCAACTATTAATCTTGATGATTCTAATTCATATACATATTATCAGATATTAGATGGTTCAAGACCTGATCAGGTATCACAAGAGTTATACGATACACCAGATTATTATTGGACTTTCTTTATGATTAATAATCACCTTATAAATGGTATGCATTCTTGGCCTAAAGGATATACTGAACTTCAAACTTATATTGAATTGAAATATCCATATCATACTTTAACTGGTTATGTTAATTCCGGTGGTACCGGTGAGGATCATTTATTTTATACCAAATCCTTTGTTAAAGGTGAAACTATTCAGGGAAGTGAAACCGGATATACCGCAAAGATTATTGATATTGATTTGGATATGAATAGTTTAACATTAGGGGAATTATCGGGCAATTTTAATTCAACTGAAGAAATTACTGGATTGACTTCGGGTGAAGTTGTTTCTCAAGGATCTAGCAATTACACATTCACATTACAAAATCAAAACGAATCTGCACATCATTATGAATCGATTGATGGTGTTGTTGTACCTCGTATAACGTATTCTGTTGACGAAATATATCCAATTCCCTCATTATATAAAATAACTAATTATAATTATGAAGTGGGTGTCAATGATTCATTCATGGATATAAAGGTATTAAAATCACATTATATCGAAGATTTTTCACGTACATATAAGAAGTTAATTAATGGCTAATACATCAGGTTTACATAAAACCACATCAACAAGTGAAGGTGGTGATCCTTCTTCGCATAAGCTAGGCATTAAAATATTTTCTTCTAATGGCAAAGAAAGAGATATTACTGCATTAGTTTCAAAGGTTATTGTAACGGAATCCATATACCAACAAGCACTGATGGCAGAATTTGATATCACGGATGGTATCAATATGATGGAAGACCTTAATATTACTGGTAATGAAAAGATTACTATGGTATTAAGAAAACAAATTAAAGAAGGTGAAGAAGCCGCAGATCTTCAATCGGATTGGTATATCCTTGATATACCTTTATATGGTAGACCTAAACCTGATATTCAAGTATATAAGATTAGATGTATATCTACATTTGGGTTTATCTCAAAATTAAAAAAAGTAGAGCATGTTCTTAAAGGTACTCCAGTTGAAATATTAGAAGAACTATATCGTGAAAATAATATTGAGGGTGAGAAGTTAGATGTAAAGGATACATCCTCGGCTGGTATTATGACTTATATACCACCTAAGATATCTTACTCGGATGCTATATCACAAATATTATCTAAGACAATGAGTGATAATGGTTCTCCTTATTTCTCGTATGAAATCTTCAATGGTTCATCTAACGGTTCTAAGGTTGTTATGACTTCTTATAATGAAATGGTGACGGCTGAACCGTATGAAAGATACGAACAACACTTTTTTGAACAGGGTGAAGCCTTTACGGACGGACAATATTCACATAAAAGAAGAAGTATACTTGAAGTATCATCTAACCTAGGATTCTCTCCTTATAAAGCATTAAAGGATGGTGCTTATACTACTAGAAGTCATATATTAGATTGGGGTACTAAATCATATAAACTGTCCGATTATAATGCTATGGATAATAAACCACCTTTGATGGATAAAGATCTTATTATGCATCCTGATTTTAATATTAATGGTTTAAGTTATAGTAATATAGTGGGTACTCATAATCTTTATTACAATACAAATGCATTAGCAAGAGCAGATATGGGTGAAGTTGGGATACATGAACATATGGCTTTATCTGGTAATATAAGAAGATCTATTATGTCTAATATGGCACAACTAGAACATTCAGTTAAATTATATGGTGATGTTAGATTAACACCAGGAACTATGGTTGAAATTATATTTGCTAAAACTGGTCATGCTGAAATTGAAGAAACAGACCACGTTGATTTATTATTATCGGGTAGATATTTAATTGTATCATCTGTACACGAATTTGTTTCGGGTGGATATTTTACAAGAATTAAAGTTCGTAAAGATTCTATTGATCGCGGTAAACTAGCATATAATCCTATTGAGGGTGGTAGTTCTCCTGAACCAAAGGAATTGGTTGGCAAAAACCCAGACGGACCTAATGGTGGATTATTGGGTGAGACTAAACCTATAGAAACTATTATGTTACAGAATAATGTAGAAGAGTTTGTGGAAGAGTTTGGTGGCGCTTCTGTTATAACAGGTACTAATCCCACAGATCCAAACAAAGAAGAAGAAGATCTCTTGGATGAGATTGGTGGTTGGATTGATACTTACCTTGGTATAAACGGCAATCTCGTTGATATAGGACAGTTATCTTTATATACTGGTATGATTGATGATGATACTGGATATGTAACTATTAAAGGTAACTATTCAGACATGAGCGGTTATTTATCAGACGAGCAATTTTTGCAGTTCATAGTAAATAAAAAGAACGTTTTATCACCGGATGAGTCTTTATATGATGATGGTATAACCAAGAATTGGGTTGGTAGTTGGGTTGATAGATTCATTGGTATAAACGACAATCTCGTTGATCTAGAAAAGATAAAGAACTATGATCAATTGATTGATGATAGTGGTTATGTAACCTTTGAAGGTACGTTATCGGTTATGAACGGTCAGTTATCAGACTCACAATTTAATCAGTATTTAGTAAATAGAGCAAAGTTAAACCCACCTGCTGTTGATGTTTCACCCGGTCTTGATGCTGTTGATAGACAATTCGACTGGTACTCAATAATGACACAGGAAGAGCTAGACTACTATAGTGGTGTTGTGGATGAGAATGGACAATATCCACCAGAACCTGACTGGAATGATATTGCGAGCAGAAGGTAATAGTTCATATCTCTCTTGACAAGGAACGTCATTATGTGGTATAAGTATAGTACAATTACAAAGAGAAAATGCAACAATATAATCAGACATAAACACAGTCGAATTTATACGTATTGCCTATTTAAATAAGGATTTAGAATTATGAATGTAAACATGAATGATACCAGACAACAACAGTTTGTCTGGTTCACGGGTGTCGTTGAAGATAGAGCAGACCCTTTATTTTTAAATAGAGTAAGAACCAGAGTCTTTGATTTCCATACTGAAGATAAAGCAAAGTTGCCCACAAATGATTTGCCTTGGGCAACAGTATTAATGCCTACCACAGTTTCTGGTGTTTCTGCTATAGGTGAAGGTATTCATGGATTAGTGGAAGGTTCTTGGGTATTCGGTTTCTTTAAAGATGGTTCAGATGCACAAGATCCTGTTATTATGGGAACTATCATGGGACAGAACACCGCTGGTTCTGAATCTACTATGGGATTTAATGATCCTAATGGAATCTTTCCAAGAGAACAAGGTATTGATACTTCTGATAGAGCAATAGGTATCGAATCAACTAAGAAAGCACGTGTTGGAATATTTGAACCAGAAGATCCTTATAGAGGAGAATATCCTTATAATAAAGTTCGTATAACCGAATCTGGTCATATGATTGAGTTTGATGATACTCCTGGTGCTGAACGAATAAATATACAACATAGATCTGGTGCTTTCATTGAAATACATCCTGATAATAAAATGAGAACTAGATCCGCTGAAAGATTTGATGCAATGCAAACTTGGATTGTTAATGTTGCGGGGGATTCTGTTGTTAATGTTGGTGGTAATGCGGTAACAACAATACAAGGAGATTCAACTATTACTGTTGCGGGTAAATCTAATATTGATGCTAGGGGTGATGTTCTTTCAAGGAATTATGGTGATACCACTGCATATAATACTGGCAAAACAACTTTAAATGCTTTGGATGATGTAACAGTAAAATCATTGGGTAATCTGGTGGTGGATGTTGCGGGTACATTATCAATGACATCTGGTGGTGATATGTCCTTCATTGCCCCTAATATTACTATGAGTGCTACGGAGACATTAACAACATTATCAAACAATACTATTATAAATGGTACAACTAATGTTGCATTACATGGTCTAACTGTTGACTTTAATCCTACTGGTTTTGTGGTAGGAGATGTGTCACCTTTACCTGTTGTAGAATTTACAGAAAAAGAACTTGATGAAATTTTTCCTGTAATAGTAGAAGAAGATGATATTGATGTCAATTTTCCTACACCAAAATTCTCGGTGGTGAAACCTGATGGATGGACTTCTTATTCATCACAAACTTCTGGATATAAAGAAACAGGATCATCTGGTGCAAGTGCTTTTACTGGAGGATCTATGAATATGATCGAGGCGGGTGGTGGTAATCTTGCTGTTGAAGAAAATGTTATTCTAGACACAGGGGGTGCTGGTTCTGTCGTTTATATCAACCAATATGCAACAAGAAATAAACCACTTGCAGCAGAATTAGAAAAAATCATTATAGATGCCGCAACGAAAATTCAACTTGATGTACAGATATTTTCTGGTGGTATGACTAATAAAAAGAGAACTGGTTCTGATAGACATTTATGGGGATTTGGTTGTGATGTTTGGTTATTTTCTGGTGGTAAAAAACTTAAAGTAGACGATTTACTATTCCAAGATTTTGCTAAAGCATGTAAAGAAGCTGGAGCAACTTCAATGGGTGCTGGGGCTGGTTATATGGGTGGCATTGGACTT